GACGGCAGCCACATCACAAGGGTGTGGATGGCAAACGACGTGGAGGAATGGCAGTCCGTGGATGAGATTGGATCACCCGTGCCCAGGGAGACACCAGTCAACGACAACCAGCTTCACGATGGGCACACAGACGACAACCAGCTTCACGATGGGCACACAGTGCAATGAGACAGACAGTGTGAGATTACTTAGGACACTCCGCTGCTGGTTGTTCGGCCACGACCGCATCCCAGCCTACTCTCACAACGGCTGCACACGCTGGATTTGCCAACGCTGCTTCAAATGAACCTCGCAGACTACCCCCAATTCAGAGACATCGCTTGGATGTTCCAGTATCACGCCCCCGAGCCCTCGCTCTGCGACAACTGCGTGCATGCTGGCAACATTCCCGGCGGCTTCCACAACCCCTTAAGTGAAGGAAGGGCCTCTAAGGGGCAATCTATTACCCCTTATGGGTGAACTCTATCAACCTCCCAGCTGGTCAGCGCCTCTAGGCACCATCCACACTGTGATGGTGGGCTCATCCTGGCAGGGCTATTGCAAGCACATCTGGCAGATGGGCTACAACGGTTGGGAGTTGGTGTACATCGAAACGGATGGAGTCATCACCGCCCAGTCTACCAGCCCCGCCAGTGGACTGCCCTATGTGCAGGTTCGTGTACCTATCAATATCGACCCCAATACGAGAGGGCAGATCATCATCAAGGAGATCGAGGTGAAGGAGCGGCCCACCGTCTACGAGTGCGACTACGATTACGAAGAGCCAAAACCCGTCATCGAGAGTCGCCAACGCCGGTTCACCTTTGTCATGGCATGAAACCACAGCGCATCCTCCTGGTCAGGCACGGGCAGTTCGAGGCCACCCGCAACCTGAAAAACTGTGAGATTCTACAGCTGCAGCTGCAACGTGACGGGCATTACCTGCCTGTGGAACCCTTCCTCAGATGAATAACCCACAAGAGTTTTGTCTCAGGCACCTGCCCAACCCGCAGGAGATGTGCAGGCTCCCGAGTCGGGAGCTGCGCGAACTGGCCGTCTACGTCATGGGTGTAGCTCACGCTGAGACGGGGACGGACCACACCAAGCAAAACCACCTGCTCGCCGCCTCCGCCTGGCTCAACAAGGCGTCCGCTAACATCTGCTGTCACGGCTACTTTGGGTGTCGCGGTGGCGATACCTGCACCTCGGACCACAAGTGAGTTCTCTCCTGTGTCATGACCCCACACAGGATACTCGACCTCACAGACGCTCCTCCCGGCACCTTTAAGCAGGAGGACATCGACCGTGCCAACCTGGTCTTCCGAAGGGAGTCCAACGGACTGGTGACGCTCTTCAAAAATCGCTTCACCGCCGAATCAGTCACCAGCGAGTTAGGCCTTGTTGATCTCCTCCACAAGGCCCGTGAGTTCGAGGAGAAAAGCACCCACACATGATCTCTGATATGAGGGGAGCGTGCATTCGCTGTGGCGATCCCGTCACCGTCAACTTGGACGGCAGCCCGGCCCGAGTCTGTGCGCGGCACCAGAAGATGTGCCTGCGTTGGGGCCGTGCCTACAGAAAGCGCATGATGAGCACGGAAGAGGGCAGGGCAAAAGTCAGGGCCAGTGCAAATGCCTACCGGGAGAGACGCAGGAAACTCGGACTATGCCTGAGATGCGACAACCCGGTGTGGCACAGGAAGGACGGAGGCCCTCGTGAGCTCTGCAGAAGGCATATCATCCTGCAAAATGCAGCCCTCAGAGCGTTCAGAAGCACTCCAGATGGGAAAAAGCGTGACAAGTTCCTGAAGAACAGGGCTAGGGAACGTCGCAAGAAGTTGGGATTGTGCACCTGTTGCAAGACTCCCGTGGAGATAAAGGCGAACGGCAAGCCAGGCGTCCTCTGCCCCCACCACGCCCTCCTCAACAGACAGAAGACCGCACGGATAATGGCAGCCTTGGGCGTTCGGAAACGCAGGGAGAGGTGGAAGGCGGGTCTGAGACGGTTCCTGAAAGTTCACCCCGATTACTACACCAACAAGGAGATACTTCGCAGGAAGAAAATGAGGAAAGCATGAAGAAGCGAGGCACCATATCCAAGGACCGTGCGCTGCAGATTGCCAACAACTGCAGCGAGGAGTACATCGACCACGGTGAGACCAACTTCGCCACCAAGACCGAGCTGTGCGAGACCGTCCTGATGATGCGGGACATGGGTGGCGCAGAGCTGATCCGCAAGGACATGGCCCTGGATGAGATCGTGATGCTAGTGACTAAGGTCTTCTTCGAGGACGGCGACCACCCTTGTTGCGGAAAGACCGCCGAGTGCCTGTCCAAAATCATCAAGACAGCCTTCAAGGCCCGACTCTATGAAGATAAACCTGAGCAAAAGCCTAGCCCTCGCCCTGGAAAAAAACAGGGTGATGGCAATCGCCATAAGTGACATTGAAGGCACCCTGAGGGTGTCTGCGGCTGAATACGTGCCTGCCATCCAGGACGTGTTCAAGATCATTGACGGCATGAACGGGAGGATGTGGGTAATCGACCACCCCTATCCCCAGCCTGTTCTTACTGGAAATGGCAAGAGCCCTCGTGTACACGGATCTGCAGGCCACAGAGGCAACGGAAGGCGAAAGGCTCCGCGCAAACCTCGCGATCCCTCTGCAGCGGTGGCGCGTCGAAAGGTTCTACGCCGACTTGGCTACGCTGTACCGGCAGCATGAGTGCAGCTACCTGATCGACCTGGGCGACACGACGGACGACCGTAAGGCGCTTCCCGTCCCCACGATCAGTGCAGTGATGCGGGGCCTGAATCGGATATGCCCAGATCCCACGCTGTCGATCAAGCTCATCGGCAACCACGAGCAGGCCTACAGGGACACGGCGCAGCATCCTGGTGGGATGTACGGCCAATACCATCATGTGGTGGAGAGTCGTGAGATCATCCGCATCAATGATCTGGCTATCATTGCTGTTAGCTTTCCAGAGGACGAGGAGTGGACCGATTGGTGGCTCGCTGGACGCATCGACGAGCTGAAAAATGGCAAAGAGAGCAATGGTTTCTTATACCCCGGCTACCGTGTGCTTGTACTGGGACACCTGGCCGTGTGCGGGGCCACGAACAACGGGCGTTCGATGCCTGGCGGAATCATATTGTCCACCCTACGGAAGGCCGACCAAGTGCTCCTCGGCCATGTTCACCAGCCACAGTCACTGGCTGCCAATGTCCACTACGTGGGCAGCCCCTTCCAGCAAGACTTCGGAGAGATGGGGCAGACGAAGCGGGTGGGCTTGCTCGACCTGGACACCCTCGCCATCGAGTGGCTGGCCCTTCCAAGCCCCTATCCCCGCTACCTGAGGCTTTCGGTGGATGAGTTGGAGGGCTACGGCTCCCTTGGGGAGGATCGGGCTCAGGTGGTCATCAGAACGGCTGAGGAGGCCGCCCGGTTCCACGCCTGCCCCCTAGCCGCGTTCGTGGAGCCGGATTACCAGCTTTCTCCCGCTCATCACGACAAAAATCCCGACATTTTGACGGGACTGCCCTCCGTGGACTGGGTACACGATTGGGTGCTGAAGAAGCCCCTTGACGGGTTCACAGGTGAGGAACTCCTGGAAGTGGGCAGGGCGCTCACCGCCTGAGTTCTATACCCCCATGAACGAAGTCACCATCACCTGGGATTCCACCTGCCCTGCGTGCGTCAACTGGCAGACGCACAAGTTCAGCTTCCTCGACACGCTCAACACGGCCTCCCACAAATTACCCAAGGGCGGTTACGTGGGGCCGCAGTTTCTCGTCGTCGGCCAGGACGGTGCTCGCCTGTTGGAAGGCCATATCCAGTTCTGCCAACAGGCTGCTCAGCCCAATGGAGCGCTCTGCCCTCTCCCGGCGGATTCACTGCCTGCCGAGGTGATCAGCCAACTCACATCCTCCGAGTTGGTGCCCTCCAGCCGCATCCTGTACCAGCTTGGCAAACTGTCCCGTTGGGACGTGATCTACTCGGAGAAGGCCCGGGTAAGCGAAGTGGTGCTGGTAGGTGAGGACGGGATCACCCGCATCGACATCAACCCGCCCCTTTCGTGAACAACTGGCAAATCACCCGCCTGCCCCTGAGCCCTGACGGAGCGCTCGTATACATTGAGCACAAGGCCGACCCAGACCTGTTCCTCGTCCACTTGCCGGGCTTCTTTCGCCACGTCAAGGGCACGCCTGAGAATCCCGGCTACGTCGTGTCTGACTGGAGCTGCGTGCCAAAATCTCAGCTGAAGGATCTCTTCGAGGGTGTGGAGCACATCAACGGCCACTCCAGCCGTGTGCAGATCGAGGAGAACTGGGTAGCCACGCTATCTCGAACAACCTGTCGTCTATTGATTCAGTAGTGGGATGGGCTTGGCCCCGGCCAAGGAACTCCTCTACGGAAAGCCCGTTGCAGAATCCCTGCGGATCCACCTCACACTGGGTCTGCTCATAGCTTGAGACTCGCTTCACCATTGTGGCGCACTTGGCCCACTCATCCTCCGGGTCGTGGGCGTTGAACCAGGATGCGAACTCAAAACCCGCATCCTCCAGCTTCTGGATGGCTGCTGCCTGAAGCGGGTATTGGTCAATGGACTCCTGGCGGGCATGTTTCACGCTCACTGTGTTGTCATCCCCGGCAATACCCGGGGTGCCAAATCTTCCGCCTAGGTTTATCACCCAGCCCGCTGGCCCCCTCATCACGGCTCTGCCCGTGGCCTTCTTCCATTCCTGTCCGTCACGCCCCCTGCCCGCAGGCACGAGGATGGTCACCTTGTCGCCGTGCCTGATTGTATCACAGAGCCTCGGGCGCTCCTGTGCACGTTTGGCATTTGAACGAGCAGCGTCTGCTCCTTCCTTACCCACGGTGTGAAGGCCTGGAACAACTTTTTCCCACCTGTCGGCACGAGGAAATACGCCGTCCTCGTCATCGTCAAACATCTCATCTATGCGCTGACGGGTGTTCATTTCGACATCTCCCGTTCCCTCTTCGTGTCAGCGTCCACCTTGTCGGCCAACTCGTGGAGATACAGAGCGAAGCCTGCATCGACCGAGGCCTGTATCTGGTGGCCCTGGCGTACCCCGGGGGCGGTGGATCTACCGAGACGGTACCCTGCGAAGAAGGCGATCACGATGATGAAAATGACAAAAATGCGTGTGATCACCGTATCTGAAATGCGTGCGATCACAGCCCCATGTCGCTGTAAAACTGCTCCCTCTCATTGCCACCGTTCACCACCCTTTCCTCGGGCTCGTCAGGACCCTCAACAGGGTGCGCACGGGACTCGTCATCGTCGCCATCAGGATCGGGCACAAAGGCCGGTGTAGACGCCTCCTTGTCGAAGTGTGCCTTTTCAGCCGCTTCATCGGGCGTGGATCCAGGAGCAGGCTCCATCGGCTGCTCCTTGCCCCACCACTCCTGTGAGGCAGCCTCCAACGGGGCCTCCAGCTCGGGGATGGCCGTGTAGTCGCTAACCAGTTCACCCGGCGAGTTGCCCATCACCAGGTAGATGGTGGCTCTCTTTCCGGTGGGAGAAGTGACGTACAGATAGGCCTCCTCGGCAGCCGTCAACTCCTCCACGAAGTCAGGTATCTCAGGACCGAAGTCCTCGTCCGGTCCACCGCCGTTGCTGGCGTTTCTGATCGTGAAGCCAGCGTCAGCCAGGCACTTCAGGAGGGTGCGCACCTCGGGCTTGTAATCCCGCCACATCTCGGACTCGCCGAGGAAATGCTTCACCACAGGGGATGCGTTGCTCATGCTGTAACTAGGGAGTTAGTCCTTCCAGTTGTCTTCGGTGCCTGGCACTGGCTTACCTGATCCAGGCCAATCATTTAGCATGTCCAAGGCGTCGTAGCAGCCATAGATCATCCCGTCGTAGTATTCCTTCTCGTCGCCCTCTGTGTACCATGCGTATGTTTCCAGTTCGCCCGCAACCGCCAGGATCTTGTCCTCAACGTCCTTGCCCCCTCATTTTGGCGTGCTTTGAAACGCGCTTACGGTAGGCTTTCCTCCACTCCTCGGGCTCGGTACGGGCGTCCCCTGCATAGTGATAGTCACGCATTTCTCCTCGTGCCCTTTCATCCGACAGCTTCTCACCCGACCGGAAGTCCGTTCCAAAAGAATCCTCCGTCCAGCCCCGTTCCCCAAAAACCTCCCTGCAGTGTGCATCAAGTGGAACGACGCGCAGCACCTTGAGTCGGCTATACGCACTGGCTTTCACGAGCACCTCTCCTGAGTAACCGCTCTCAAAAACAAGATCACCGGGTTCCAATGCAGCAGTGTCGAACTCAACAACCCAGGGACGCCAGTAGCCGTGCCCGTTAACCCAGGCCTCAACCGACCTCGCAAGAAATATGCCCGGTTCCCACACACCACCGAGAGTCGTATTGTTCGCAGGATGAACTTTTCTGAGCTTAAAGTTGGCTGAGTTAGTGAGATGGTACATCACCTCGGGGAGACTCGCTATCTTTTCAAACAAGCGATCTATGTGCTGACAGGTAGTCATCCAAGTAGGCGCCTCACAGACTCTCCGATCTGTCCAAGCTTCATCGTCACCGCTGACCGATGGGCACTGGTGCCATGACTGAATACGAGTTCGTTGAAGTAGTAGGTTTCGCCCGCAAACTTCGTGCTACCCTCCAAGTCGAAGGCCTTGGCCCCGGCCTTCAGATAGGCCAGTGTGAGGTGGGGTTTGTAGTCGGGGAACGTCACCTTCACCTTCTCGCCAAACTCCTCCCTCAGGGCATAGTGCAGATTAACCAAATGCTCGCTCTCTACCTCCACCTTCAGGACGCCTGACCCATCATCGTCCTTCTGCTCCTTGTACCCCTTCTTCACCTTCCTGAACACGCCAATGGGACCGAGGGTTGCGTAGAAGGGGTTCTGCTCGGACAGGAATTGCTTCAACGGCTTGGTATCCATCCCATACTCGAACCCGAAGAGCACCGAGATGTGAGTGTCCCTTTCCTTTCCACCGGCCTCCACGTCAACGTCGTCATCGGAGATGAGCTTGTCGATCTCCATGCAGAAGCGTGCGGCGTCGGCAGGCCTAAGCCTCGCCAGCAGGCAGCCGGGTTTCTTCTCGTCGGTGTCCATGTTAGCTGACAGATGAGAACCCACGAAGCCTGGTGGGCTCTGGCTTCGAGTAACCCTTGATGAACTTCTCCCCTGCCTGTGTGGGGCTGGAATACTCCAACTTGGCTTTTGGATAGCACGACCTCAGAGCATCGATCATCAGGCTGTTGATCCGGTTGCGCCTCCACGCCGTGCGCACGCTCATCATGTCGATGTAGATGCTCTTCTCGTCACTGTGCCCCTGCAAGAGTCCTAGGATGTGCTCAGTGCCAGGCTTCTGAAACCGTTTCGTCCACACGTCTGTGATGGGGTTGCCACCGTGGAATCCAGTGCCCACGGGCACCATCAAATAGGGGATCTTGCCCTGCTTCATCAGCTTGGCACTCTTAGGAGAGTCCATGAAATACACCCAGGTGGAACCCACGCCGATGAGCGGATGGGGGTTGCTGCCCTCAGGCTGGCGAATGATGACAATGTTCTCCCGCATGTCTTCCAGTGGCATGTCGTGAAGATGCTTTATCTCATTGCCTGCAAGTGCTATGGCCTTCTTGGAGCTATTGTCGATGGCCACCTCTGGTGACTCCGACATCGCAGCAACATCATCAGGTGTGTATATCTTCGACACCAGCCCATCAGCGCCCTGCGCCCTGTAGTGGAGCGGTAGATGATACTCAATGGCCACATCTTTCAAGGTACGAAACTGGGCCGCGCTGAGCGGCTGCTTGTGCTCGGCGTATATTCCACGGTCTGTCCGCACGATCCGGGCGTACCGCTTGTCGTACATCTTCTGGTATTCGCCGCCATGTACATCGCAGCCGAGGATCTTCGCTGCCTCAATGGCGTGGCCCTCAGGTGCACGGATGAGCGTGCCACTCGGGTCCAACCAGAACTCCACATATCCTCCAACCCAACCCTCGGACATCACCACTTCCGTATCACTGGGGTGGTAGAGCACCTTGGCGAAAGGAGGCGATGTCAGACCGCGCTTCTCCCACAGGAGCCGCCGCCCACTTTCTATGGCCGTGTTGGTGAGTTCACGGCGCTGGGCATTGGTGAGGTCGTCCCCAGCCACAATAATGCTCTCTTCGGTGTTCAGGACACGCACAAACCCACGGTCGTACATCTGCTTGTAGGTGCTCTCCCCGGAGTCCCATTCGGCACCCAGCATCTCCTCTGCGGTGGACTCATGCTGCTCATACTCCACCGCCGTGAACGTGCCACTCCTGCTCACCCAATATCCGTAGGGCAGCTCCATGCGCTCGAACAGGCGGTCGATGCTCTCAACGGCGTAAAAATTCTCCGAGCTTCCATCCGTATGCTCGAACTCATTATCTTCCTCCCGTGCAGAGCCCTGTCCCGTATTCAACGCCAACTCAAAAGCGTCTCTCCTGCTAAGGAATCTGTCCTCACTGGTATAGAAACCGTCTTCGTAGTGATCGTAGTCTCTCTTGCCTGTGTTACGATCCACGTTTTGGTAACAGTATTCGTGATCGTCGCCCAGGTAAATGTCTCCCGTCTCTGTATTGCGTACGGCAGCAGATACGATGTGCTCCGTCCCCTCTTTAGGCTCTCCGTAAAGCCCACTGGGCTCGCCAAACACAGTCTCGAAGGTACGACGCCTTTTCTTCGCCAGCTTCCTCGCCGTCTCCTGATGAGCTATCTCACTGCCCGCATCGGCCTCCATGCCGCCCGTGCCAGAGGTGGAACCACCCACATTGCCACCAGAACCATAGCCGGTGAGAGTTTCCGTAATGCCCGCCCGCCTAAGGCACTCAGGACAAATCTTCCACCCAGCAGCGGCAGACTTTCGAGCATCATGGAGACGCATATCTCTGTCGGTCATCTCTGCCCCACACAGAGTATGGTTCTCCAGAGTTCCAACGCCCCTGTAAAACTGCCTCCCTGGAGCCTTCTTGATGATGCGGATATGTGGCAACGCAGAGGAACCACCGCCAGTCAGTGTCTCCTTCAGCTTGCCCATGGCAGCCAGCTTCCGTGCCGAACTGTAATCAGAACCCTTCCCCCGGGCATAGTTGGCAGCCAGCCTCTTGCCGTACAACTCGAAATCCTTCTGAAGTTCCTTGCTCGACTTTCCACTGTGCAGTGCTGCCTGCCAGTCGCGCACCGCCTGGTCCCTGCTGACGTTCATTTCGTCAGGAGGCCCTATTTCAAACAGGGTGTCGATGTGCTGACGAGTGGTCACGAGTGGGTCTCGCCATCCTTGGTGATCGCGATGAAAATCTTGCCGCCGTCCTTATAGTGACACCAGCAGGCCAGCACAGCGGGCGCCCCCTTGGCCGTGGCAATCGCACTTGAATAGCGATAGGGAACGCTCACCTGGGCGTACTGCTCCTTCAGGTCCAAATAGGCCTGAACCTGTTCCGGCGTGGCGTTGTTGCCAATGAGAGCCTCCTGCTCCTCAGGAGAAAGCTCCCCAGGCGCTAGTGGGGTGGCTATCTCAAACAGACGGTCAATGCGTTGGCGGGTGTTCACCCACTAACTAAGGATCACTCTATCCCGTTCGGGAATGTGGGGTTGCTCTGAGAGTGCTTGGTCCTACGGCTGAGACGCCCACCCTTTGTCACGTCGAATTTCGTGTTCCTCAGCCAGTCATCGTCGTCCTTGAAATGCAACGGGTAGGGTTTGCCGTTTGGACGGGGCCGACTGACCCAGTCCGGCTTGTGTTGGCCGGTGAAGCGGTGAACGTAAGCTCTTTTGACGTGCTCCCGCTCTTCAGGGCTCAGGTCCGATCCTGACACCCACGGCGCTTCAAACAAACGGTCTATGCGCCTGCGCGTCTCGGACTCCCACGCATAAGTTTCGGGTTCGTCCGTGTAGCCCCTGGGCTCTAGATTCAAGTCCTTCACCCACCCGCGATCGCGACGTGTGTGGAGTGGGTCCTCGGAACCCACCTCCACGTCTCTGTCAGACGGGGACGGTCCTGTCGGGCAATTGGCCTCATGACTGCCTCCCTCGCCACCACAGTGGCGGCAACGGATGGGCTCGTCGCGCAAGCGGTGCGCCTTCTTCAGGTCTATGCTGGGATGCTGGCGTAGGAAGGCTTCAGTGGTGTTCATGGGTGATGGAGAGGTCGTGGAAGGAGTCGCTGCGTACGGTGAAACCCATCACCTGGACGTCTTAGCCGTCTTGTACGGGGCACCCCGCTCAAACAACCTGTCTATGCGGGCACGGGTACTCATTGCTGACCCATATATTCCATCAAGTCCTCCCAAGAAGGGAAGCCGTGTCCTCGGTCAATTGAATAGCTCATACCATGACCAGGGTACCGGTTTGATTGGAAAGCAGGGTACCACATTCCCTCAGGACCATCTCGTACACCAAAAACCCAATCACCCGCACTGCTTGTCCAGTCCCACACCTCCACCTTGTCACAGCCTACGGACTTAAAGAAAGAGCGAAAGCTTCCAGCACCTGCATTGGGTACTTCCACTTGTTCACCAGCAAGCAAGGCATCTTGAGCCTCCTCCGTATTTACTTCGCGCCCACCGTCCAAGTAGTACTGACCCAAACCTGAGGGATTCTCCGCTATGCCCGTCGCTTGGTCAGAGATTTCAGCCTGATTAGCACGCAGTTCGGCCTTCAGATTATCGGGCTCCTCCGCAATCTCAAATATCCGGTCTATGCGCCTGCGCGTGGCTGACTCTGGCAGCACATCGGGCGAGTCCATGGAGGCCTCCTTGGATCGGGCGTACTGCTCAACCCCCACCTCGCGTGCACGCTGCTCGGCCTTGGCCAGTATCTCGGCGTCCACCTCGTCCTGCGTGGACCAGCCCTTCTTCAGGCGGCCGGGCCTGAGCACACCATTGTCGCACGGCTCACCCGGCAGACAATCATGGGCAGTGCGTGGCATGGCCTCCCCGCTCCTCCTGCGAGTGGCTGGCTTCCACTCGTTCTCCTTGCGGCGGTACTCCTCGGGATTCTGACGTGCGTAGGCTTCGTTCATGGATGTGCTCCTACATGATGAACACTCGGGGCTGGATCCGTGCCTGCCTCCGTGTGCCGCTGTCTGTTCATCTCAATAGAGACACGATTGCGCAGCGGCCCGCTGTAATTGAGCTTCCGTGTGTTAGCGCCCGTGCCCGTATACACATTCACGTCACAGTTGGCCTCAATCCAGTCCAGGATTTCGCTGTCAGTCCATACGGCAGCCTCTTCACCAAGGAGCTTTCTTACCGTGGTGTTCATGAGTGGGTGTAGCCGTCCTTCTCAATGCCGAGCCACATGGAATAGCCCTCCATGTTGTCGCCGCTCGGCTCGCCCCACACCTGCACCATGAGACAGCTGGGATCTCCCATCAGCGTATTCGGGAGGCTCACCTTGTGCCAGCGCCGTACCACCCTCACGAACGCCTTCATCTGCTCAGGCGTGGCCTTCAGTTCCTCAAGCTTGTCCATCTGTGGATGAGACAGATAGTAGGCGATCTCGTTGTCCCACCCCGCACGGTAGCTGTGCTGTCCCGGCTCAGGTTCAAGCAGCTTCGGGTCAGAGGGCTGAAACTGCATGTCCTCAATTCCCTTGTCCGTGTGCGCCCGGCTGCCATCAGCGCCGTCCTGCGGCGTGCCGTCGCCTTCGTAGCCCTGCTCCCTGGCAGTGCCCTCTTCCTCCTGCTCCTCACCCCGGGGCTCGGGGCCTGCCTTCATGCCTGAGGCGATGCCTGCCTCCTGAATGGACTCCCCGAAGCCCAAGAATCTCTTGAGCTTGTTCATCGGCCTGGCCGCCTCCTTGTCACGAGCATTGGCCACGTCATCGGCTCGGCCACGAATATCGGCAGACTTTCTGCGATGCCTCTCAGGACCGTCTGGCATGCCCTGCAGCATGGCTGCCGCAGTTGCCAGACGCATTGAAGCCGGTGGCTTTCCTGTCCTCTCTGGCTCGTGCCAATCAGGCTCAGTGCCCTCGGGTACGTGCGTCACCTGTGATCCATCAGGCTTCTCTGCGAGCACTACGTTCACCTCGTAGCTCTTCTTCGCCCCGAAGGCCGCTGCCGCCTTCTTCTGTGCAGCATAGGAGGAAGTAGCGTACACGTCCATCTTCTTGCCCTTGTAGAAGGCCACATAGCCGTGATCACCCGGGGCGCGATCGGTGGATTCCAACGCGCCAGGCGGGGATTCCTCAGTTTCTCCCGGGTAATTCTTGTCCTTCGGCACAAGCGCCGTGTACGTGAGCATGTTCCCTGCAAGCTGGCCCGGGGCGTCACAGTAGCGGGAGAAGTAGCCCTCCTCGCTGCAATCCACGATGTTGGGATTGCCCTCCTTCGCCAGCCAGGCGTCAATCTCCTCCTGCTCGCCGTCCTCCAGGCCTGAGGCATCGCCATTGATCAGATAGCTGGCCCAGTACTCGGGCAACGTGTACTCGATGGTGTCGAAATTGCCACCATTGGCGGGTTTGCCAGCGTCCGGATCCGATGGACCGATGTCGCCGTACGTCCAGTCAAACCCGGGAATGCCCAGTTGACTGTCCTCGAACATCCTGTCGATGCTCTCCCGGGTCGGTGACGGACCCGCGTTTCTCTGCACCTGCTTGACGAACCGACCCACGACCACCTGGAATTGGCCCTCCTCGATGATCGCCCATCCGCACGTCTCTGGGGTTTCCAAGTACTTTGATAGCCACGCCTTGTAGCCTTTAACAGTGAGGGCAGGCTCATCCTCGGCTCCCATGCCGCTCTTGTCCACCATGTGATGTTCCACCAGCTCCCAACCCGTGGGACGGTAGCTGCCGATGTTTGGTATCTTGCCAAAATTCTTCTCGATGTCAGCAGCATCGAAAAACACCCGAGGCGACTGCTTCCTACGGGCGGCTTTTTCAGCTTGCTCGTTGGCCAAGCGGGTCACCTCTCCAGCAGACATCATCTCTTCTATGCGGAGGCGGCGAGGCTTGGCTGATTCAGTCTTGTACACCGCCAGGGTTTCCCATGCAGGCGTGTCCTGGCCCTCCTCGGCCCGCTCTCGCTTCACACGCTCGTAGCTCTTCTTCGTCAGGAGCATGTTGCCTCCCTGGCTTCCATAGGGCAGCTTCCTGCGCTCTCCCGCAGCAACCCCGTAGTCGTCGGGCTCGCCGCCAGAGGAGTCCTTGCCGAAAAACTCGTGGAGTGGCACCTGGTCAATTGCCTTGCGGGTGGCGCTCTCAGCCGTGAACTCCATCTTTGTACCCTTCTCGGAGGGAGTCAGGTTGGCGTTGTAGGCGGCACAGGCACGTTTGGCCTCATCATACGTCAGGCCCGTATCTTGCACATGCTTCTTGGCACTGGAAAACTCTGACCAGTTACTGGCCGAACGGACGAAAGTCTTATAGGTGTCGCTCACCCGTTAACTACAGATCAGTCAACAGCGCTTCTCGCGCTCTCGACCACCTTCTTCAGGAAGACCACGCCCTCAGGCGTAACGGGAGGCGTGTCGATGAGGTGGAGAGCCTGTTCAAGGGAGGCAATGGCAGCCAGCGCCTTGTCGTTCACCATCACCTCCAGGGGCGTCTTCCGCGACAGTGTGTTGCCCTTTATCTGGTGAATCCACAGGCTGGCGTCCCGAAGGGAACGACGGATGGCGTGGGCGTGCTCCCTGTTATGAAAATCAGTGACAGTCATGTCAGTCAACGGGCAACGTGGAGTCATAGTTGGCAAATATCTTGGGACCCTGGTAGTTCACCCGCTCATCGAGTGTGAAGGCGAACAGATGGTGCTCGATGGCCTCCGTCATTGGCACCCACTTCGGGAATGCAATGTCGTCCCACGCCTCGGCTTTGGCCTCCTCGGTCATCTCGCCTTCAATACGGGCTGGCTTCACGTTCATGGCCAGCACGATCTGGTGGGCGTGGTGCATCTCGTCGCTCCCTGCGTAGTCGTACTCCTCCTCGTACAGTACGGGGAAGGTGACCAGCGTGTTGCCCGTGATGAGCTGAACGTGCTTGTGCGCTGACAGATAGCGCTTCTCGTCGTGCCTCATGGCTTCTTGGGTTTGACCACCCACTTCTTTCCATTCCACCTCCTGGTGGACCCACATTCTTTGCAGGTGCGTTCCACGAGCTGGTGCGTAATGGGGTACCACTTGTGGTAGTGGCGGGGCGGCTTCGGTGGCTTGGGCTTCAGGCCTGCGGCCTCCTGCTGAGCGCACCAGACGCGCCTGCGAGCCTCCTTGACGGACCACTCAGCCGATTTCAGGAACTCCTGAGCCACCTCGGGAGAGCGCTTGACGAACGCCTCGAAGTCCCGGCTCAGCACATCCACCACACAGTTGCCCTTGTGGACGAGCACTGTCTCGTCGTCTGCGTGTTTGATACCGATCACTGTGGCCCCATTGCCGTGGCAGCCCACGCACAAGCTGACAGGTCCACCAAGACCTGAGACACGGCGTATGGCGTCAACGAGGCTCTTGCCGAATGCGGCAGGATCAGCCTCAGCCTCGTGGTAGGCGTCCATGTAGACGTAGATGTGTGCGAGGAAGCCCATCAGGTAAGCAGGAGCTTGTTCGATGCCGTGAGGCTCAACTCACACAGCTTGTCGGCCTGATTTATCAGGCTCTGAAGGGCTGTGCCCAGTTCAATCTCAGCGTCACGCACCTCGGTGGGCGGCACGCCGAACACCTTTTTGGTCGTGGTCCTGCGGAGAGTATACCACTGTGGCTGTGACTTGGGCATGTCTCCTGTATAACAACAAATCCTGTTTTGTAAACAAGATTACAACAGGTGCGCCGTGCGCTTTTCTATCAGCTTGCAGTAGTCGGGGTTAAGCTCTATCAGGAGAGCGCCCCTTCCATTCTCCAAGGCCACTTCTCCTGTGGTGCCTGAGCCCGCGAACGGGTCCAACACCACACCGCCCTCGGGGCATCCAGCGAGCACGCACGGCTTTATCAGCTCGGGTGGAAACGTAGCGAAGTGAGCTTCCTCGTACGGCTTCGTCTGCACGGTCCACACGGAGCGCCTGTTGCGCACGGTGGGTGGATTCTTGCGAGTCTTCTCGGCGTACGCCATCAATCCGCCCTTGGTCCTGAACGTCTCGGTGCCGCCCTCGTAGCCGTCAACGTAGCGATGCTTCTTGTTGCCCATCGTGTGGGTGGCCACGGCAGGCTCCATGATGGCCGTATGGTCGTAGTGATAGTTAGGACTTTTTGCCAGGAGGAAGATGTACTCATGGCTGCGCGTGGGCCGGTCCCTCACGCTCTCGGGCATCGGGTTGGGCTTGCACCAGATGATGTCAGACCGGAGGTACCAGCCATCAGCTCTCAAGGCGAATGCCAGCATCCACGGGATGCCCACGAGATCCTTGGGCTTCGTTCCCTTCGGCACGTTGGCGCTCACCACACCGCCCGCCGCCTTCCAAAGGTTACGCTCATCGTGCTTCCTGCCGAGATTGCCCGCAGGCCCCTTTCCTGAGCCACTGTAGCTGTCCCCAATGTTGAGCCACAGCGTGCCATCATCCCTGAGCACTCGCTTCACTTCACGGAAGACGCGCACCATACTGGCGATGTAATCCTCGGGCTCGCTCTCCAACCCAATCTGCTTGTCCTTTCGCAGCGCCCCACACTTGCGGCAGTGGCTGGCATCGACACCTGGCCGTTGACCCGTGGTGATAGCGCCGGGCGCTTTGTTGTCGGCCACCTGGTTTCCCACAGCGTGCTGACAGGCAGGATCACCACCCACCCAGGTGCCCGTGCCGTAGTCACGCAAGCCCCAATAGGGCGGGCTGGTGACGACGCAATGAACGCTCTCAGCAGGAAAGTCCCTAAGGGCATCGATGGCGTCACCCTCAATGAGTCGAAAGAAGGCCATAGGCCCTCTTAGAATGCCCCTTAGTTAGAGCATGGCCAATCCTGTCATCACCACCAATCCCCAGGACGTCATCACCAGTGTCACGATGGTGTCCGACAAGAATTTCCAGACCTTCACAGCCACAGTGGGGAACAACGTGGAGTTTTACTACGGTGATTCGTCCCAGGCCAGCGCCGTGCAGCAGATCAACTACGGCCCGGATGGCTCAACGCTCCTGGTGACACTGCCAGTGACACAGGGCGGTTTCTCCGGTGTCACCGTCACGATACCCCTAGCCACTTGCTGGCTGACTTGAGCCAGGTCTTCCAGCGAGACTTGGGATCCTCCACCTGGACACGCTTCCTCTTGTTGCAGAAGTGGGACACCCACTTGCCCTCCCGCTGATTGCATCGCCAGCAGCTGATGTCCCAATTGTCGGGGTGATCCCGGCCACCCATGCCTAGAGGGATGACGTGCTCCAGCGTGGCCTCATTGAACTTCATGAGGCGCCCGCACCAGCAACAGGGCGCCCTGGGAACCGGGCCGTACTTCTCGTACCAAACGAGGTTTTTCTTGCCCCTATTGCCCTTGCGTCTCGGTCGGTGCATCGGCCAGTGACTTGATAGTGGCCTCAGCAACCTGGATCATGTGCACAGCGTGCTCCTTGGTCTTGGGCAGCACAATGCGCTTGCCCGTGTTCAATTCCTCCAGCGTCGTCTCCAGGTTGTGGAGGAGAAACGCCACGAAGCCGCAGTCCTGGTGCCAGTCGTTGGGCCAGTACTCCTTCTTGGTGAGAGGCCGGGTGCAAAGTATCTCAGCCAGCGCCTCCCAGTCCTTGAGCCGCCTGTAAGGATCGTCCCTACCCGTGGCATCCCTCAAACTGTCCACCAGATTCTTGCCGCCAAGTTGGTGCACATTTGGATGACGCTTTCTCATGTCAGAGAAAGATCAAGAACAGCACCACCAGGTGCAGCATCTGGTCGATGGCGATGGTGCTGTAGAAAGCGTAGTCGTGGCGCATGTTGAGCTTTGGTGTGGCATACACCTTCGTCTCCTGTAGCCCACGCCAGAAGGGCTGCCCACCCGTAGGCACCTCGAACGCATTGTCACCGCCCCGAATCTGGACATAGAAACGCCACAGGTACCAGTCCTGTATGCCATGGGCAACGGCGTAGAGGAACAGAGCGCCCACGAGAGGGTTGGCTGGCATCGGGTGAAGGATGATCACCACCGCCGCAATGGGTGAAAGCATCAGGGCCAGGTGGAACAGCAGCGTGGTGAAATAACGGCTCTTGTTCTCGGCCATCGCACGGGTCTGCAGCAGCCAGTCCCCGGAGAAATGGGCAAGGATGAGAAGTATGGCGAGCGTCTTCACAGTGGCTGTAGCGTCGGCCTGTTGGGGGACTCCATTGACTGCCGAAGGCGTTCCCGCTCCTGCCTGAAGTCCTCAGATGTTATCTTGGTGGACTGATACATGGCGGCGAGCAGCCTGGTGGCGGTCTCACGGACCACCTTCAGTTCCTCCTGAGTGGCAGCCAGCTGGCGTCCCATGCGGAACTCCCGCTCGCTGACAGGTTGCTGTTCGCTCATTCCTGTTCCGGTGGTGGGCATTTGTTTACAGAACTGCGGTCGTAGGGGCTTCCAGCCTTGGCGTACTTGGCCAGGTATCCGTCAATGGCGTCCAGCAGCGCCTGGCCGGACTCGGGCGAGGCCGGGTCACTGATGACCATCTCCTCAATCTTGGCAGGCACACCATTGCGGATGTCCATGGAGCCGTAGCGCACCCGCCAACCCGCTTCAGCAACAGCGCTGGTCGTGTGCTTTGCCCCGCAAAAGATGCAGCTCAGTGAGATTTTCATGTGGCGAAATTGAATCTACGGTGGACAGGTTGAAGAACCTCTTCCTCAAGCAGACACATCGGGCACTTCTCGTACTTGTGTGTGAAAGCCTCTAACAGGCTCTTCTGCATGGTGAAAGGCATTCTGAACTGTACCATTTTGCCCTCATGCAGGGCAGGCACCAGCACAGCCTTGTGGGTGCTCAGCATGAAGTTGGAGTGGCGCGTTTCAACCCTGTGCGCTGAGGCTGTCTTCGGCTTGGGCATTGGAAGTGTTTACAGGATTTGTCGTGTGGGGCGCAAGCACAAAGTCTGTTACGGTTTCCTCCCTCGCCCCATCGGGGTACCAGATGCGTACGACAGGCAGCCCGTTGGGCGAGAGACGCAGCACCTCCTTGGACTTCGTCAGAGCGTCAGTGCCCGGAATCCGGACACGAATGCGCTGGCCTGCCATCATGTGAAGAAGAAAGAGAAGGTGGACTTGATGAGCGACAGGCTCACCTCGTGACAGACGAGCCACTTGACCCAGGCAACGGGCCAGAACAGCCAGTCAATGATGGCCCAGCCCACACTGTGGTGGATGCTGTAACCTACCATGGCTGTGCCCGTGCAGACGATGATGTAGATGATGCGAGAGATGATGTTCATGTTTTCCTCAGAACAGCGATTACAGCCCGTAGCGATCCACCACCTGTGAGGGTGCCCTCGCCATGCTTGCCCTCACAGTTGTCACCCTTCGCCACCATATCCTTGCGGGCGTCAAGGGTCATCCTCAGGCCGAAGTCGTGCTTGGCGCATTGCAGGCCACCAGCGCCCATCACCAGGTACCTGCAGCACCGTTCACCGCCTCCGAACAGGCAGATGGTATCGGCTTCCTGTTCCGTCAGGTAGGGTAGGTCTTTATTCATTTGTCATTCATCTACGCCTCGTACAACGCGGGCACCGTTAATCTGTGGGTCCGCCAGGATGGCAGCGGAGGCTTCTCTGGATCATCCGTGTCCGTGGGTTCGCCTGGATGGGCTCCGCCGAGATGACGCGCACGATGGTTCGACCGTTCACATGGATGTACACCGTGTCGAGGCCACCAGCCGATGTGCTGGTCTCAACCTGCACGATCTCATCCTTCTCAGTGCGGATGTCATCGAGAGCGCCACCATCGTTCATAGGGCTTCGTCTCATTTTGCCAGGGGGTATTTTGTGTTTACAGGTGCAGGGACAAGATCACCAGAACGGTTGCGCTCCCACTCCACCACACCATACCTGTCCTTCACCCAGGCCTTGGCCTGCTCGATGAGCCACTTCATGCGTTGGTGATAGGTGTCACCTTCGGCCCCGATCAGTCGGAACTTCTTGGTGCCTAGTTCACACCAGGAGTTCTCCTTCGGATCCGTGGCCTCGGTGAGATGCCACACTTTCACACCGGCAGCCATCGGGAGACATGGCAAAGCACCTATGCGGAATAATAGACCGCCCACGTAAAGTTTGCGTGTGCCCGTCTTGTACGGGCCAATGGCCACAGGCACCAGGCCCATCGCCTTGGCCTTGTTCAGCTGGTCCCAAGTGTTGATGCACTCACTCATGGATGAACTCATGGATGAACTTGATTGTTGTGATTGCGGGACTTTATTTGTTGGCCTCCTGGATAGCATGGATGCAGTGTGGAAGTTCTGTGCGTCCTCCATGGCCAGCCGTCTGCCCCCATCCCACACGCCCTTGAAATGCTTCCTCATCCACTTCTCGATCATGACACTGTCAGTCACCCGACTGCAGCCACGGTAGAAGCAGATCATCTGGCCGTCAAGCCTGTCCCAGCTGATGTCGATGCACACGGGCTTCTTGGCCAGCTTGCCCACAGTGACGAGCCAACCATCTGGCTTGTACGCTTGCTCCCACTTGATGGGCGTCACCCCGGGTAGCCTGCTATGGCTATGGTGGGCATAGTTGCACCACAGCGAGTACCTCTCGAAACTCGTGGCCTCCACGCAGAAGAGCGTCTGGGCCAGCCTGGTCTCTGCTGTGTCCTCAAGCATCATCTCGGAACGCTATTTCCTTCCGTGCCTCCGCAAGCTCGACTCGCAGGTAGTCCATGTTTCCAGCCGCGATTTGTTCGCGGACATTAGCTTCGTGTTTGTCGATGTAGCTCATATAGTTTGGTGATTATCCCTTGGCGACAGGTAGGCACTCGCCGCTAACGGCGGGCGGGGATTCCTTGAGTTCCCCCGTGGTGATTAATGCATCTACCACGTCGCTGTTATCGAACTCTGTTCCATAACACAAATTATGTTGGTCAGCAGTTTGACAGAGCAGCCTTTCGGTGGATATGTCGGGCTCCCCTTCCTCAATCTGATTGTATATTTCGCGTATACGGTTGGCGATCTTTAGTTTCATGGGTACGCAGGTGGGTTGATGATTAGCGATACTTGGTTGGCCAGCTTGGAGACTGCGTTGCAGTCGGGCGCACCGTCCACGTACCCATCAACGGCAAGGGTGACAGAGTGCAGTTTCGCTTTCAGCCTCGCGTTCTCCCCCTCCGCCAATTCCCGCGCTTGCCTCTCCTTGGCCGTAGCGGCGGCAACGTGGGCGGCGAGCTCGGCGCTCGATTCAAAGTCCCTTCGGTTGGCCTCCTTGGTCTTGCTGCGAGCGTCATGCAATAGCTCAACTAAACGCTCCGGCGTCACTTCGTATTCGGGTGTCGTGATGGTAACCCTGACGCAATAGTGAGCCCTGTGCATCGGGACTTCCTTGAGGCATTTAGGGCATACCACCCAATCCTCGATAGGAGCTGAATCTGTGGCTTGTTCTTGCTCGTCGTTCATAGTGGTAGTCCGGTTAGTTCGTCTGTGGGAGGAGTCGTTTTATCGGCAAGTTCCCTAATCAGCCGCGTGTTTAGAGCCTTAGCCCTCTCCGCTTCTGCCCGTGCGGCGGCACAGTGGGCGGCGATGATGTCTCCGGCTGCCTTTGCGTACTCTAAGCCGAGAACTACGTCGAAGGCTTCTACTGCTGGCGCCATATTGCGGACTGCCCGCATTACCTGCAATGCGCACTCTCGGTCGCCAGCCGTCGCCGCGCTCGCGGGGGCAATTAGGTCAATTGAGGTTTTCATGGGTTACGTGTCGTCAGGGGATAGTCGCCTATAGTTTTGGTGCAGTGGATGCAGTGGATAGACGGGACGGCGCTTGAGAAGAACCCACTGCGTGCTGCTCCTGTGCTTCAGGCGGCTGGCGGTTTTGTAGCCCACCAGGGGTTCCCAGAACGGGTCCATCAGCTTCAACATGGCCTCCAGCTTCTGGTCATGGTCGTTCCACTTGAAGCTCATGACGGCATCCTTCTCGCTCACCCACCAGGCCTGCAGGGCGCTCTCCTGCACGATGCGCCTAATCTGCGCCGTGGTGTGGTGGCCATAGTCACGGGAGATGTGGCTATTCTTGCCGCCGTTCACATGGGGTGGATCGAACACGATGAGGTTATACCCCACGCCCACGGCTGCAGCCAGATCCTTGGTGGTGTCGGCGCACACGGTGGGCTTCACCTCGGGACGGATGTCCACATAGGTGGTGTTGGGCTGATTCTTGTTGAACCAGATGGCCCTGTGGCCTGCGGACATGTCGAGTATCTTCATTTGCGATAATCGATGAACCCCACATCGAACCACTCGCTCCGCTCGGTCATGTACACGTATTCGATGTCGTCGCCAGAACCCCCCACCACGTACTTGATTTGACTGGCAATGTGCCTGGGGCACTGCCCCCTCTTCCGACCGGCGCGCCAGTAGTCCACCATCACTCGACGCTGTTGAAGCTTGGCGTTCGGGATGGTGGATGGTGGGTAGATGTCGATGTTGTCGGGGCTTGGGTTGGGCGCATCACGGTGCACCCAACGCAGGTCGCTGGTGGTCTCACGAACAGCGGAATTGATCAGGTAAGGCTTCATCATTCAAACCGTGGAACAGGGATGTTGTTGTCGATGAACCCATGTTCGATGGCGTCGAACTTATCGGCCCGGGTCTTCATGTTGGAGTTGGGCTTGTAGGTGAGCGTGGCGACAAGGCGATGCCCCTGTCTTCGCTCAAGCCAAGGTCGTCCATGATTTGCGGCGAGCTGTTGCGCAGGTCAGCAAGCTCGCGCTGCAGCGCCTCGATTGCGGATGCGGCTTCGTGCAACAGGCACTTGATATTCTCAAAGGCTGGTTCCCTCATCCGTTCGGTAAGCGTGCTCATCGGGCACCCCCTGAAATTGCGGCGCGGACTACTGCGATACGATCGTCTAGCCTGCGGATAATCTCCGCGTCCCTGCTGGCGACCGCAGCCGCCGTGTGGGCGCGAAGTTCGGCCAGCATGGTCCGCTGGTCGTCTTCACTGGCTTCCGAATATATCCACTTGTGGACTAGCGCCAACTCCCCCGCGTCGCTCTTGCCGTCCGGGTCGAGCAGTTTCGACAGCAACCTCGTCTTCACGATATGTTGTGCCACCTCCGTTGGCATTTGCAGGGAGTTCTTGATCGGCTCGAAGTCGGGATCGTCAGCCTCCTTCCACTGTAGCAGGCTGTACCCCTTGTAGGAGCAGGGCTGAACACGGAAAATGAACGGAAGGCTCATTGCCTAACTCCTATCACGGTTCCTGTTTTTGTAAACAACAATCTACACCTCCGAGGTGCCCAGCTTGGAGATCGTGTCAGCCATCATCTCAGGCGTGGCTGCCATGAGGAACACGTCCACACCCATGCGCCCTATCAGGCTGCCCTTCGGAGTGCCTAGGTCAGGGTCGGTGTTCAGCTCCTCGAAGAGACTGAGGAAATCGTTCGCCTGCGTACAGGCTGCCATGCGACATGCCAGCTATCTCAGCGCCCACACGCTTGAGGGCAGCGGACACGTTGCGTTTGACACCGAAGCTCATTAGAAAGCCTTGGCCATTGTGAGTACGTCAGCGAAGCGCATGCAGAGACCAACGATGAAGAGAATAATGGAGCCAAGCACATTGATGCAGCCCACCCAGCCCCACAGGAAGAAGTGGTGCACCTTCCACCAGCAGCCCTCGAATATGCCCAGCAGATGGTGAGCCTCACCCTGCTCCTGTCCTGTTATCTGCTGTATGGCCGTCTGGTACTGGAATGACGTGACATCCATGCCCGCTATCTCGTGCAGGCGGGTTTGCAGCGTCTTCAGTGCTTCGAGGTTGCTGTCGAAACTGTTGTCGGGTGTGTCGAGCACCACAGCGTTGTGCTGGCCCTGCAGCGAAGATGCCTCCAGAGCTGCCACGAACTTGTCAATGTACGTGGACTTCTGCGGGATGGTGGAAGCCTTGTCGGCCAGGCTCCAATAGGACTCGATGCTCTTGCTGTACTCGTAGTTGCCGAGTACGGTGAAGGTGCCGTCAGCAATGAGGATGAGGGCTGCTACGAAGGCGAAGAGGACGCCGAGGACGTTCCTCGTATTGTTGTTGGTGGGTTCGTACATGGTATCGTGGTGCATGATAAGGAATCTAAAGTTAAATTGAGAATTGTAGTGGAAACTATGTGTGCTGGAAGCTAAACCTCCTAGGTGGCGTCTCGATGGGAGGCGGTGGGGCCTCTGGTTCCGACGGACGCAGTTGCTTCTTCAGCCGTTCGTTCTCAGCCCTCAGTGAGGCCACCTCTGACACCGTGGGCGGGAATTTCACGGCGGCCAGAACCCCCCACCACGTACTTGATTTGACAGCGTAACCGTCCTTGAAGAAGGTTACACTCTCGCCCGCAGCCCGCCCATAGTTGGTTTTGGACTGCTCGACGTACTCGACGTAATCCTTCTGAGCTTGGCGCTCATTGGATCCCGAGTACACTGTTCCGATGTTTCCGACAACGACTTCGTACCTCATGACTCGCATCATAAGGCCAATACTGTTTTTGTAAACAGTATTTGTTTACAGTGTTCCTTAATCCTTAAGGATTAGGAGTATCGGGCACAACCTTTATGGCCATCATCGGACGGAGTGGAGTGGGGCCGATGAGGTTGAAGATGCGCTTTGGGTTACCTGGCATTCTCCCTCGCCAACCTCTCCCGGTGCTTCATCTCCCGCAGCCGGTGGATGTGCTGGTCCAACTCGGGCACCCGCTCCAAGTTCCCCCACTGCACCATCCGGGTACGCTCGGTAGTCAGCCGCTCAATCTCCAAGTCCTTCGGATCGGTGGGCTGGAATAGTGACATGTCTAGTTGGTGTTTTTACCTGCGTTCATTCCTGGTGCTCAACAGGTAAAAGTGGTTTCCACTTGCAAATGGAAAATGCTTTAACTTGGGGGCGGGGTGGTAGAGGGTCACTACAGCGCCTTTTTGTGGGTACTTTCCTCCTCAGAGATGTATTTCACCAACTTGTGGGACAGCAGGAGGGCCTTGCATGCAGCCCCGCTTTTCGGCCTGCAGCCTGAATATAGCCACCTTCTCAGCCTTCTCCCAATGGGTAGGATCGAGGAATCCGCCGCTCAGGACGGAGAAGAAACTGACAAGGGCTTGATCACATTTGAGAGTTTTCATCTCTGGCTGGAAACAATTACCTTCACCGCCGTCTGGTGCTTGTCTGGTGCAATAGGTACGATGTGCTCGACGGCCCCCACCACCCACGGAGTGTGCTCGTGCCCTGGGATGCCCACCAACTTCTCTTCGAGTCGAGGCATGATGTCCGACTGATAGGTGCAGAGATGCTCTCGCGACGTGTAAACGAGGATGGTCACGGTCTCTGTGTGTTCCAGATGTTGGCCACGTCTTGCACGGTGGACTCAAGAGTGCCGGGGAGCCAGTAGTCACTCCTGTAAATGCCGTCTGAGAAATCAGCGTTAGCCTCCACATGGGGATGCGCCCTGCACCCGCAGGCCAGAGAGACATGGATGGACGGGCAGCCAATGCGATCCACAGTGCCTTCCGTGTGATCCACGGTGACGGGCTCAAAGCTCCACCTGGGAGGGTTGGCGCAGAAGGGACAGGGTTTGGTGGCGGGCTTCACGGCGTGGGGGTGGCGTGCTTGATGTTCTCCTGTGCGTGCTCGATGTCACTGCCCAGCGTGGCCACCTTTAGCAGGTTCTCCAAGTGGGCGTCCACGATGTGGGCCATGCGGGTGCCGAGATGGGACAGCTTGCCATCCCTGGCAGGACAGGCAATGAACTCACAGGTAATGGCCTGAGCGAGCTTGCTAGGCTCCTTCATGGCCAACTGCCTGTTGAGGCGGGGGCTCGGATGGACGCTGAGGCTCATTCTGGTCGTATCCTCCTGTCGAAAGCGGCTTCAATGCGCCGAAGGGTGGTCAGAATCTCATCCAACTGTTCCGCCCTCTGTACACGGGCCACCAACTCGTTCTTCTCGAACTCCTGCAGCCGTTTTATCTCGGCCACCAACTGAGGCCAGTGCTCGGGCACAAACACCATGGGGTAGCCCCGCTGGTGGTAATCGCGGATTATAGTGCCGATGTTGCTAAGAGTGGTGTCAGTGATCATTGGCCGCTTTCGTGCCTCAGGATGAGGGCGTCGTTCATGGTGGGACAGGAGGGGGAGATGAGTCTCCTGCCGCCCCTCAGGGGAAGGGGAAAGTTGGCCGGGTTCTTGCGGCACTTTCCCAGATGCTTCTGGAACTTCTGAAGCTCCTGCAAGCCTGTCCACGCGTTGATGACACGGTCACAATAGGGGCAGTTCATGACCACGTCCTGTGTTTCTCAGCCACCGTTTCCGAGCCATTGTACTCCTCGATGACGTAGTCCACGCCCTCGGGAATGACTACCACCTTCAGATCCGCACAGGGACCACAAGCATCATCTCCCATCTCTTCCACCAGCCTAACGAGGCGAGGATCGGCCCGCAGCTTGTCGTCACTGAGATGGCTGCTGTACACCATGCCGTTCTTCACAAGGCTGCTGAACATGCTGCTGTCGCCATAGCGCACCCAGCCGTTGCCGAGATCGTGCGCCTGCGTTGCCCTGCCTATGGATACGTTGAATTTCTCGTTTGGATCCCAAGGCCAGCTCTCCAAGGGAAACTGCTCGTCCACCAGCCGCATGACAGCCACCTCCGAGAGTGAGAAGCCCCCGAAGCAATTGTTGATGACCACCTTCATACCCCTCGTCTTGAGGGGCTTGGTGCGATGATCAGGAACGTCTGGGATTGTCATGGCGCTGGTGGACGAGTAGGGGCCTAGGCACCTCCGACAGCGGCCAGGGTGGCCTGCGGCTCAGTGTGGATCGGGACGGGGGTGATGCTCGGGCAGCACCAGGTCGCCTTGTCCTCGCCGCGCCGGAACTCCTGGAACTTCTTCAGCATCTGGCCGAGCGTGCGATTGCTCCGAACGGTGACGCCCTCGATCTTGCGCACCTCGTTCTTCAGCGTTTTCGTCCTGAAGATGGGCTTGTCAGGGTTGTTGGCGAACACCTGACGGCAGGCAGCGGCGACCACCTGGGGACTGGAATACAGCGCCCGCTTGGTCCTAGCGACAGTGTACTTGCTTGGCCGCTTCTTGGCCTTCTTGATCACCTTGTGCTTCGGGGGCTCGATCACCGCCGTGGGTGTGGCGATGCGGGTGTCAATCTCCCGCAGCAGTTTCTCGGTGGCTCCAAGCTCCTCAGCCGCTTTCCTGCAGATGGCGGCGTCCCGTTCGTACTGCTCGGCCTCACGATTGAGTCGGGCGATTGTGATTCTGGTATCGATCTTCATTTTGGGTTTATGGTTGTGGTTGGCCAGGATGCAGTTTGACAGCCTCTTCGTAGAGGGCCGTGAGCACCTGTGTGGCCTCGATGGCAAGCAGGCGAATACTTGTGTGCTTCACGGCCACGGGATGTGTGACCAGATCGTCCACCAACCCATTGTAGATGGACACACGGTCCATCATCTCGTGATAGCTGAAGGAGTCGGGAATGGCCTGCTCCGAGATCAGTGCCTGCACCGAGCGATAGCGGCGTCCTGAGGGTTTCAGGCTGCTCTTCTTGCGTGGAATGTGGCGGACCACAGGCATCTGGTCCCGCATCTTCTGCACCTTCATGATGGCCTTGGCAGTGAGCATCAGGTGGGGTTGGGGTAGCAACGATCCACGGCCTCGTTGGCTGCGGTGGTGGCGTCCTCGTTGAGCCGATAGATTGAGACCAGCCGTCCCACGATGGGGAGGAATGCAATGAAGAGAGCCCCGATGACGGCGGCGACGATGAGGCCTATCATCCCGACAACGGTAGCGACAGCGATCTTGTAGAACAGAAGACCGCCTATGGCAAAGACGGCGATCTTGGCGAACAACCCCCAGCGTGCGGCTCGCTGTTCGGGCGTGATGGGCGTGATGTTGGTATCCATAATTGACGGTGTTTGAGTGGGATCACAAATCCTGTTTAATGTAAACAGAAATAGTTTACAATTTTTTGGTGGCAAGTTGTCGGACGTAAGAACGGGCTTCCTGGAGACTGCATCCTGTGATCTTCACGATGTAGGAAACGGCAGATTTACGGATGCCAATGCGTACGAGGTTCCAAGCCCATCGATCCTCGGTGCGGTTCAATCCGGTCCCTGGGCCAGCCTGCGAAACAGGTGGCCGAGATAAATCTTCCGAGCAGACCGAATTGTCGGGTTGTGCGCTGCGTACGTCACTCCGTCTACCACCTGGTTCTCCTCGTTGTTCCACGGGATTCCCTCTCGGTCGGTTCCGTGCTTCGCGCAATATCCCAGAAGTTCCCTCTTGCGGGGCGCTCCCGCCACGCAGCCGCACTTGTACGTCTCCTCCCACTTCGGGCGAAGACCTCTGCATGGACTTGCCTTTCCAGGGGTTTTTGATCGTGGCGAAGTGGGCATTTCTAGTCACGGGAGGCATAGGTTCCGTTACTTCTCATTCGGCCATGATGAGGTAACGGGCTTCGTCCCTGGAGACGTTCCAGAGCATGTCCCATATCTCCTCGCTGATAGCCTCCCTCAGGGACCCCGGCCACTTGCGGGTGGCAGCCACAGCGTCCATAAGTTTGCCCTTCTCCACAAGATCGAGGAGTTGGTGGAGGCGGGCGCAGTCCGCAGGGGTGTGCCACTTGCGAAGCTCGCTCTTGCGCTTCAATGCAGCCCCGCGTTTCCTGCGAGGAATGTTGAGCCAGTGGGCGTCGTGCATAGCCACATATCGACGCTCCTTGACAAGGTCGATGGTGACAGGAGTCATCTTGTAGAATTTCATGGTGCGTGCCATCTCGGGAGTTCCCTTTCGTGCTTTGTGGCCTCACCCACCCACTCCCAGGTGCGAGGGCGGATGTTTCGGCCTGTGACTGGGCGAAGTTCGCTGCGGTGCTTATTGATGAGACGGCAACAGAACTCGTAGGTGTAGACAACGCCCGCATCGTCAGCCGCCTGTCTCAGATCGGACAGAGTGAAAGGCTTCGCCCTCATGCGCTGGAGCACGCAGGCGATCTCGGCCTCAGTAACGATGGAGTCGAACACCTTCACTTCGATATGGCGAGCCCCCCAACCAGATTTCCATTGATGTCGCTGATCGGACGTTTGGAGCCCGCGCCGCTGCATCCAACGTCCCGTATGCGGGCGGCAACTGCTTCGAGCAAGCGTGCAAGCTCGACATTGAAGTCAGGCTCAAACGCTGCGTTGTCCATGTTGATTTTGATGGTAGCCTTCATAGTTTTGCCTCCGACTCGGGCACGATGTCCACGTAGGGCACACGAAAGCCCCAAGAGGCGAGGCCCAATGCCTTACGTCGTGCAGTAGCGTGGGCTCCAAACGTCCAGTGAGAAAATGTGGCCTCAAAATCACGTTCCGCCCCCTTCCAACCGCGAGAGGTGTATGGTCTCTCCAAGTGGGCCGGGCACGGAATCACGCAGGCACTCTTCTTGGCCTTTCTCGTGATGATCCCGTGCCTGCAATACCAATAGCCCGGGCACACAAGCACCTTAACACGCTGGCCAATCTTGAATGCGGGCTCGGCTTTCACGGAAGAAACGTAAACAGGATTTTGTCTGTTTGTAAACACTATTGTGCGAAGTTGAACCGCCTGGCCGTGAGGCCAGGCATATCAGGCCTCTCAAGGTCGGTAAGGTCGTAGGCGATGGGGCGTCTGCCACCCCTGGGGCCTCGCACGACCGCGATCTGCCAGCTCCTCAGCCCCCGCCTCCGAACAGCCTCCTTGGCCTCACGATGCGTCTTGAAGATCATTCCCTGTATAGCGGGTCGAAGGTGACGTTGGCCAGCCTGCGATCTTTTTCCTCACGGTGCTCATCACGCCTGATGCCGAGAGATTCGCTCTCCATGTCGCAGTAGGCTGTGTCACCGACGAATTTCACCCTGCCTGCCGACACGATGCACTCTCTCGGAACGTGGAGCATCTCCACCATTTCCACATGGGGTGTGGCATGGTCGAAAATGACCATGCTCTCGGGCATGATGCCCCGGGTATGTACGATGTATTTAGCCATTATGTTCCTGCTCCCATGTTGAACCTGCGACGAGCCTCGGGGACGGGCGGCGTGTCCCAGTAGGCCCAGGCCTTCCCCCAGTCCGGGAACTTGGCAGTGAGCCAGTCCCTCAGCTCGGCCTCAGCGGCGTCGATCCTGTCGGAGAGCTTCTTCGACTCCTCGCGGTCCTTCCAGTCGGGCTGGGGCAGGTCGGCGATCTCACGGCTCACCTCGCCGTTCTGATCCTCAACGTACACCGTAAGGGGGTCTCCCCTATTATCGGGGTACTTGCGCCTGACGCCGAAGCGGTGGCACAGGGATACGTGGGCCGAACGATCATAGAACGCCGCCTTGTAGAAGATGGCAGCCCGTTTGCGCCCGTGCTCGTCCAGGAGGTCGGTCCACATGCTGTGGTCGGTCTCCTGCTTCTTCCAGCCCTTCGGGAATGTGCACTCCACGAAGATGTCCTCCGTCTTCTTGCCGAACTTGAAGCCTAGCTTCTCCCACGTTGCCCTCGGGTTGTCGCGGCCGAACTTGGTCTCAATGGTGCCGTCGATGGGCAGCGTTTCCTTGAGGGCCTGGGCCATCTGGCCTGCCTTCTCCTGTGCCTCGATACCGCCGGGCGTAGAGGCAATGGCGAAGTTGCCAATGTCTCCGTTGAGAAGGGCCATGAGTGCAGCGGGGTTGGAAGGCAACACAAGGTTGTCGGGTGGCGTGCGATGGGTGGTACGTTTCATGGTAGGAAAGTGAATCTGCGCAGCCCTCCGCGCTGGGAGTCCAGTCGCTTCTTCTCGGCTCGTGGATGAACCGGCTCTCCGCCTCTGCTTGACCCAGTTGATTTGCCACCACATGGGCTATCGGGTAGAGCCTTTCCCGTCGCTTGGACTCCTTGCGCTCGGCCTTCCTGAGGCTGTTCTTGCTGTTTGGATTGGGTGGATTTTTCATGATATTAGTCGCACACCCAGGTGCGGGCGTATTCGTCACGGGTGCCCCGCCAGACGAATGTTTCACTGGGCATATCGAGCCAGCCGTAGCCGACTACAACAGCGCCATCCTCTGAGAGGCGTGACAGCCTGCCGCACAGAGGGGGCTCGCCGAGCTTACTGTCAACGTAGGTCTTCACCGACGTACCGGGAAGCATGTCAAGAGGCTCCGGGCACTCCTCGTAAGTGGGCTGCACCAGCGTGGTGTCGGCCCGCACGGAGGCAAAGTCAGCCTTGTCGAATGTGATTTTTCCGTCCATAAATTACCTGTCCCTGATAGATGCCAGGATAGATGCGTTGTGCTCTCTTAGCCATGTGTCGTGGCCAAGGTCGAGAGCATCGACCAGGGCAGGGCAATTCACCACGGCCCAGGACCGGGTGTCCTTGTAGTCATTGAACCAGTCGAACGCCTCGATGAGGAGATTCGGGTTGTCCCTGATTTCGCGTACGATCATGTTGTTTGAGGGTTGAAGGTAAAAACAAGTCCGCACCTACAGGGCATACCAGAACTTCAGCTTGATCCAGTTCGGATCGTCCTTCACGACGCCGAGAACATTGTAACGGCAGCTCTTCTTCTTGGCCACAATGCCCTCCCAATAGGGACTCGTGTTGCGGGGTTGGTCGGTTTCGCCGAGGTACACTTCGAGAAGGGTTTCGAGCGTGCAGCCGTAGGCACCGACAGGGTTCTCCAAATCGAACTCGAACGGCCTGCCGCACTCGGCGCAACTGCGCTCAGCCTGAGCGATGCGGTCTTCCTGAGTGGCAGATAACAGGCTCACACCGTCCCATGCCTCGGCCTCGAACGGGTGGAAGTGGCCGTCCTTCACCTCGCCATCGAGGCACGTTAGCTTGGGCAGCTTCTGCCACGGCTTCAAGTCGAAGCTGTAGGTGTAACGCTTCAGGTGGCGTTGGAAGGCGTGGAGGTTGCCGTCCCCGTCCTTGGACAGTTCAACACGGTCGCCGTTCATCTTCGGCTGAAACACATGCGTCTTCCTCATGGAGTCGAGCGCTTCGATAGCCTGCTCAATCGTGCGCAGGCGCACACCCATCATTGGCCTCATCGGGTAATGGGGGAGTGCCACGCCAGGAGCTATGATGATGCGGTCGCTCACTCGCGGATGACATGTGTCAGTGTTTCGCTCATGGGACCATCTTATGGGTTGGGAAGGTGGAGTCGAGACTAAAACAGGGTTCCAATTTAATGGTTCCTAACTTGTTGGTTGTGAGTTGGAAGTGTCAGACTTAAGATCGAAGTTAAATCTGCGTTTGCCGGGGGTGATGGGATCAACAGGCGGCGGGGTGGGCGTCACCTCCTTAGGCTTCCTCGGCTTCCGTTTCTTGGGCTTCCTGATGGCGTGCTTCTTTGCCTGCCGCTTTGCCAGCTTCATCATCTCGATCCACGCATCTGATTTTTTCGGCCACTCGGCGGGCTCCTCGTCCTCCTTCTCATACTTGTACTTCCACGACGTAGTGTCGTAGCCGCCATCGTAATCCCCACCCGTGTAGGGATCGGCGGCGATGACCTGTTTGGATTTCTTGGAAGCTACCAGCCTAGCCAGATCGAGCGTAACGCTCTTCTTCTTGGCCATCTTCACCATCTCCTTCAGGGAGACAGTGACCACAGGACGATTGAACTCCCAACCGCCCAAGCCTGAATCTCCTTTCTTCACGAGACCCCCTTGCCGTACTCGGGACGACGATATGGGAACAGCCCGTACTTGTGGCGTCCGCGATGAATGATAGCACCCACGTTGACCTTTGTCGTCTTCAGCAGCTTTGCCATGGCCTTCGTCGTGACACCGGCGTCCCACAATGCAATCGCCTCAGCGTATCGGCTAGCATAGGTGCCCTTGAAATGATCAAAGCGCTTCTGCTTGCGATCAAGCCGGTCCTTCTCCTTCTGCTCGTCCCTCCGCTTCTTGCGGTCAGCTACATAGTCATGGCCCGTGGCTTCGAGGATCTGGCGCACCCGCTCCCTGCTCACGCCCGCCCTGTCACCAATCGCCTGGAGAGTGAGTCCCTGCTTGTCGTACAGCTCGACCACCTGATCCGTGGTGAACATGCCCGCCATGCGGACCTTGTTCGGAGGCCGCTTCATGTGCGAGATGGTGCGCCAGCTAAGATCCCACCCAATGCGAGTGGCCACAGCCTGTACCTTACTGTCACCGACACGAAGCATCCTCCTGACAACGCTGGAGTTTTCACCGTTCCACAGGAGTGATGCCGCCTTCAGATGCCACGGCTCCGGAGTGTCCCCAAGCTTAGCCAACACAAGGCGAAGGTCCTCGGGCTTGCTGCTGGCGTAGGCCTTTGCAGCCTCCCGCCGAGCAGCCTGCACCCGCTCCAGCCTCGACTTCGTGGAAATGGTGCGCCATGTCAGGTCCCACCCGATGAGGGCAATCACCTTCTGCACCGTACGCAGTGAGGCTTTGGCGGGACCGTAGAGCACCTGCTGGCGGGTGCGGCCCTCAAATAGGGCCTTGGCCGTGGCCAGTTCATCCTCCGTGGGGCTGTACCCCAAGTATCCCAGTGACTCCACCACCTGATCGAATGACTTCGGCTTCATGGCTTTTTCAATACCGCCTCGAAGCGCATCGCATGGGCGAGCGGCTGGCGCGCCTCCCAGCGGGCCTGCTTTGCAGCGGCACGCTCTTTCTCAAGCGCAGGGTCATGGAGACGGCAGAAGCAACTTCCCTCCTGCGCCTCACGCTTGCACTGGCGGGTGCGGTAGAAATTCAGCTTCATGGCCACTTCACCTTCACACCTCATGACACCGCCTCCATCCACTTCAGGGCGCGCCCGTACTTCTCCACGGCATACGCCGTGGGGGCATCCGCGAGGTTGGCCTGTATATCGGCCCTCTTCACCCGCATGGCCCTCTGGGCAGCCTTGCGATCAGGGTAGTGGATCATCTGGTTGATGTAGTCGAGATTGGAGACACCCTTCCTGTGGGTGAGCAGGCTGACCACCTCCAGAACGCTCGGCGAAACACCCGCCTTGCGCAGGTGCTCGAACATGGCGTCAGGGTCCAGCGCATCCTCCGGCGTATCATGCAGCCAGCCCGCCGACACCTCCACCCAATCCGCACCAGCAGCGACCAGCAGGGCGACCACCTGCTCAGAGTGCACGATAGCAGGCACCATTAAGGCACCCATCTTGTCACGGCGAAACTGGCCCTCCGCAAGAAGGTGGGCCAGTTGCTCAGCGAGGTCGATGGATTGACGGGGGGACATTAAGAAATCTTCCTGCGGGCGTTGATGAGTATTTTGGTGATGCGGTCGTCGAGCGTGACGGCGAGCCTGCGGTCGCCGCGGGCGCTCTCCTCCTTGGCCCGAGCCTCGGCCCTCAGGTCGGCGAAGCGACCAGCGCGACGGAAAGCAGGGGGACGGCGAAGTAGAGGGCGGTGGTCATGGAATCGGTGGTTGTCATGTTAGGTGGTGTAGTTGGCGGGGACGTTCATCAGGCGAAGAGTTGACCGACACCCCTGAACAGGCCCCTGACGGCGAAGAGGGCAGCGCTGTAACGCCGCTTGCCCAACTGGCGAACCGCCACGGTAGCGTTGAACTTGATCTGGTTGACGGCGCTCATTATATGCCCCCCGTGAACCTGACCTCGTACCCGACGTTGTTGTTCTTGAAGGCAACCTCGAAGACGGCGGTGCTGCCCGTCTTGGCGAACTCAGCGAGAAACTCGGCGACATCGACGAGTGTTTTGAGGTGGAGTGTTCCGTACATGAGACCCATCTTAGGTCACATGGCACGAAAGTCGAGAATAAAGATGGACTATTTCCTAAGTTATTGGTCATGAGTACCTTCCTCGAAAGTGAATCTACGCTTGGGAACGTGAGCTACAGGACGCGCCTGGCACTCGTGCACCTCGGCCATGAAGTCGTGGAAGCCGTGAGCCTTGCTGTAGTTCTTGCGCTTTTTCTTCGGGTGCAGAAGCGGCACGGTGAGAGGGTTGAGCTTCGTGCCTGATGCACGCAGACGATCATAGTCAGCCTTCACGGCTGCTTCGATCACCTTGTTGACCGCCTCAATGGTGGCCTCTGTAATTTTCCACTCAGTCACAAAAGGGAGAGTTGGGTTGAACCGTTTGCCATCAGATGATCTCGCCGTTTGAGAGTGCTCCTATTCTTGGGCGGCTTCTCGCCCTCCCAATGAATGAGAAGACAGGCCTGATCGTAGGCAGCGCACACCCGCACGTTGGCTGCAGCACGATCATCGTTGCTTCCGAGAGCCATGCGGGCATCCGTGGCCGCAAGCCACTCCTTGAGCACGGCACGCAGTTTCTCGTTCTCGGAACGCAGGTGACTGTTGCGGCCCATCAGCACCGTACGGGGAATCTCATAGAAGCTCATGTGTGATCGGGCCTCTGTGTTGCTCTAGCGAGCGCCTCGCCCGCGGGGGTCAACCAGTAGTAGTTGACCACAACATCCGCACCGCCGCGGCTACGGATTCCCCGCCTCGTGTATCTGGTATAGTTCTCAACCAGTCCTTCTCGGTTGAGCGACCGAAGAGCATTGCTGACACTGAGCGGCGTAGCGTAGTCAGCGGGATTGGTCAGTTGTCCTGGTCGATAGCGGGCTCCAGGCCCGTGTGCGACCATCCTACGGAGTAGTATTTTCTTGTCGCTCATGCGTACTGCTCTGCCTCCTGTTCGATGGAGCCGACGAACGAGTGAGTAGGCTCACCGTCCTTGAAGAAGGTTACACTCTCGCCCGCAGCCCGCCCATAGTTGGTTTTGGACTGCTCGACGTACTCGACGTAATCCTTCTGAGCTTGGCGCTCATTGGATCCCGAGTACACTGTTCCGATGTTTCCGACAACGACTTCGTACCTCATGACTCGCATCATAAGGCCAATACTGTTTTTGTAAACAGTATTTGTTTACAGTGTTCCTTAATCCTTAAGGATTAGGAGTATCGGGCACAACCTTTATGGCGTCAGAAGGGCTGAGAGGCAAGGCAGGACGGGCTCCATCCACATCGGTGAGCACCACGTCAAGCTTCTTCATGACATCATCCACAGTCACCGAAGCGATGGGGGCGCAGGCCCGTTGCGAGGCTCCCTGTGGACACTTGGACTCAGGGAATCCCGCGTAGGCCCAACACGGCGAACACGGGCACGCCTGTCGGTTCCAAATCGCCCCGCGCATGTACGGAGCATCATAGAGAAGGCGTGCGTGTGGTGCGTGTGTGCCCCACATGGAAACAGCGGGCACTCTTGAGGCCTGGGCCACGTAGAGCATCCCCGAGTCAAGGGACACGAGAGCCGTGGCCCTCGCCACCAACGCCATCATCGGACGGAGTGGAGTGGGGCCGATGAGGTTGAAGATGCGCTTTGGGTTCTTCTTCGCCATGGCGTCGATCTGCTGATAAAATTCCCCGAACGTCATGTCAGGCATTGGGAGCTGGCCCTGGTCCGTCGTGCGGCCCACGAGCACCACCACAAACTTGTCAGCCAGGGCCGCAGCCAAGTTCAACCACAGGCTGTAGGGAGCGCTGCGGAGGGCACCATAGGCGGCCGGGCACAGCACAATGTACGGAGTCATCCGCAGGTCCACCTGCTGAGCACCATAGCAGGTGGCGTAGATGCTGTCCAAATCTCTCCAGTCCGATACTTCCAGGTATACGTAGGGCCTCTTGTACCTCGGTGAGACATTCTTCGGATCGATGCTCAGTTGGCGGTAGAGCTGGTCGTAGACATTCAGCTGGTCTGGCTCTTCTACGTGCTCGGTCACCTGATCCACGAACCAATGGGCCGTGTAATGTGGGAGGCTGTCGTAGAGGACGGGGCCTGCCAGGGGTCCGTATGCTTCACCCCCCGCTGTGTTCCCCAGGGCAGGATGGAAACGCAGCACCCCGGCCCTGTCAGTGAGGGCGTACAGGTCAATGAGCGAGGTGCTACCCGACATCTCGTAGATGTACTGGAGGACGCCGGACAGGAACAGGTAGTCGCCGATGCCCCTGTCACGATAGCGCTCAATAAGGATGTGGGCTCCCTGGAGCGGCGTGCTGGAGGAAAGCTGACGATACTGGCCGCTCGTCTTCAGCTCGCTGATTGTGGCGATGAAGGGCTTCAGGCCCTCAAGCTGGTGATGGTTGAGGATGTAGCGGACGTGCGGGTTGAACGTCCACACCTCATCGTCACAGCGGCTCCACTGGAGCGGTTTCTTGAACGTGACGACCACCCAGGAAGTAACAAGAGGAGGATTGCGTTCTGCCATCCTCTCCTAGAACAGCGTCAAGTGTAGTAGGGGAAACGCTTGGTGCCTCCACCAGAGTCTGTAAATGTGCACCAGCCGGTGGGGTTGCCCAGGAAGGGGAACTGGCCCGTGCCATAGTAGGCCCCGCCGCTAGTTGGCCAGAAACTGTAATTCGCGGTGCCAGGTGCAGAAGCACCCGTAGAGCCTGTGAACTTCAATGTGTCGATGGTGAGGCCCCCTGTGGCTGTCAACCCCGACTGCACAGACAGACCCGAGTTCATTGTGCTGAGTGAGTAAGCGTTAAGGGCTATGCTTGGCCCGGGGCCGATGTTGATGTACCCGGCTGCAATTCCTCCCCCTATCGTCACGGTGTACGAGCCTCCGGTACCCACGGTGATGGTGTTCTGGTTTCCTCCTCCTGCCATGACAATGGAACCCATGGAGAGGCCTGACGACGTGATGGAGGTTTGGAGTCCACCTGGGCCTGAGCCTGAACCTGTAATAAAGCTACAATTGTTGAATGTGCCGTTCACAGAACCAGCGGAAATAAACACGTTTGAGTTGAGCGAACCGGAGCCAATCTGGCTAGGCGCAATGGTGAGACCACTGATGCTACCCGTCTGAATAGTAACGTTGGAAGAGAGTATGCCTGTGCCAATCTGGCTGGGCGCAATGGAACATCCGCTGATGCTCGCCGACTGTACGGTCACTGCTACGGGCATTGTGCCTGCGCCAAGCTGGCTGGGCGCAATGGAACATCCACTGATGCTCGCCGACTGTACGGTCACCGCTACGGGCATCGTGCCTGTGCCAAGCTGTGTGGGCGCGATGGTCATGTTACCAATGGCAGTGGCAGAGAGTGCTATGTTGGAGGCCAGCGTGCCTGCGCCAAGCTGGCTGAGGGCAATCGTGCATCCGGTAATGCTGGCCGATTGAATCATCACCGTGGAGGCCAGCGTGCCTGCGCCAAGCTGTGTGGGCGCGATGGTCATGTTACCAATGGCAGTGGCAGAGAGTGCTATGTTGGAGGCCAGCGTGCCTGCGCCAAGCTGGCTGAGGGCAATCGTGCATCCGGTAATGTTGGCCGATTGAATCATCACCGTGGAGGCCAGGGTGCCCGAGGTGATGTTGGTGGCAGGAATAGTCAAGTTGCCGAGGTTGCCCGCAGAAATCTGCACGTTAATGGGCAACGTACCGGCACCAATCTGTCCGGGTGAGATCGTGATGTTGTTGATCACGGCGGCAGACAGAGATCCCTGGATGTTTGTGGCATCGATGTTTACGGTGTTGGCCGAGATGGATCCTGTCAGAACGCCTGCCTGAATGTTGCAGCCTCCACCCACCATTATGGTGCCGTTGATGGCCGCTGCGTTGACGCTGGTTATCCTGGCTGCCGCAATGACGCCGTTCAACACGCTGCAGTTAACACTGGTGATGTCGCTCTGCTGGATGTAACCCGTGATCGTGCTGGAGGCCGTCGTTGCCACCCATCCCGTTCCCGCCACGTTGCACTGGTACAGCGTGTTGGTCGTGGTCAGCAGCACCAGGGAGCCCGCCGGGTAGTTGGCGTTCGGCACCGAGGGCAGAGAGGTTACCGTCTGCACCACGTTCAGGTTATTGGAAAGCAGGGCAAGCGAGTTCATGATGCCCGCTGCAAGCTGACTGGTGAGGATCACACCCACGTTGATGGCGTTGGCGTTGATGCTCACTCCCTGACCTGCCGAAATGGTGCCGCTGGTGATCGTGTTGGCGTTGATGCTGGCAATCTGACCAGAGGTGATGGTGCCCACCTGGATGACGCTGCCGTTGATCGAACCCAGCTGCGTCGTCGTGATGGTACCTGCCGTAATGAGGCTGCCGTTGATCGAGCCGACCTGCGTGGAGGTGATGGTGCCCGCCTGGATAATTCCCCCGTTGATGCTGGCAATGGACCCTGACTGAATGGTGCCCGCCTGGATAATTCCCCCGTTGATGCTCGCTATGGCTGCCGACAGTATCGTGCCATTTTGGATTATTCCACCGTTGATGCTGCCAATGGCAGTCGCTTGTATGGTGCCCGCCTGAATGACGCCACCGTTGATGCTGCCAATGGCAGCCGCCGCAATCGTTCCCGCCTGAATGACGCCACCGTTGATGCTGCCAATGGCAGTCGCTTGTATGGTGCCCGCCTGAATGACGCCACCGTTGATGCTGCCAATCTGGTTGGCGGTGATGCTACCCGCCTGGATGATGCTGCCGTTGATGCTGCCAATGAATGCCGACCCAAGAATGCCTGTCAGGTTGGCGGTGCCCAGGTTGAAACCTGTTGCTCCACCGGCATTTATCACCGTCAACACAGAGTTCGCCAACGCACTGAGAGTGATCTTCGACGTATCACCACCAAGAGGCTGAACAACGACACTGTCCGTCGCAGCAAGAAGCGAAACGGGAGTGAGGTTGGATGTTAGGATCGTCGCCATGCCCTAACTAGGGAGGCAACTACCCCACAATGGCTGCAATCTGGTTGGACGTGAGAGGGGTGGTCAGAACAGCACCGGCGTTGTTGGTCATCAACGTGAAACCAACTGTGCCAGCCTGAATGGGGACAGCTTTGGCAATCGTGGAAGAAACGCCGTTCTTGGTAGCCGTCAGCCTGACCACATACAGGCCGCTGGCCACATACGTATGGGTGGGGTTGGGCTGCGTGCTGCTGCTCAAATCACCGAAGTCCCAGGAATAGGAGTCCGGGTTCCCCGAAGTGTTGTTTACGAATACGACGTTGAAGGCCACGCCTAACTAGGCCTAGAGGGAGGCCCAGATCCCTCACTCACGCAGGCCAAACTCCGTGTAGAGGACGGGAATGTACTTGTTCGCCTTCACGTCGCCGCCTTCGGCTGCAGCCTTGAGCACCTGGCGACAGGTGTCACGCTGCCGATCAGTTATCAGTAACTCGCAGGAGGTTTCCATCCACGCTCGGAGATCACGCTCGCGACCCTTCTCCATCAAGGCTCCGTCCAGTACAGGAATTTTCGAGTTCACCTGGCATGCGTCGATGAGGTCCTCCACCTTCTTCACCTTCCCTTGCATGGTGAAAATATCGGCCAGGTACTTGGCCGAAATCTGGGGCAACGTGATCGAGATAGAAGGCTCCGTCTGAGGGATGGTGAACCCCAACACTTCGGCTAGCAGGAGCACATTCTGATTTGCCGAAAGATTGCCTTTCTCGGCGATGGCCGTGAAGCAGTGCTTGGCTGCCTTGAACTGCTTGGCTGAAATCTCAGCCGTAAACGGCTGCTTATCCCACGTATCAGCGTCTTCTATGGGACGCTCGTCAGGGAGGTCCTTCAAGAGGTCTCCCGTAATGATAAGCTCATCAACGCCTTTCACCCAACCGTCCTGGTTGAGCAAGAGAGCCAGAAGGTTGGCTGCACCGTTGGTGATGGCAAGAGTATGGGTTGTAGGTTCGCTCATGATTAGTAGTTATCCTTAGAACACTATGATCCTCGCAGTCACAGAACAACCGCTCACCTTTCCCCCCACGGAGATCTTTGCTGCGATCAGCATCCTCATCATCCTTGCGGGGGCTGCGATATGGGTGCTGGATACCACCTATCTTCGCAAAAAGGCCTTTCACGAAATGCGGACAAGAGACAAGGACGAGCGGGACCGTGTCGCAGCGGACCACGAGGAGAAACGGCAGGAGATCACGATGAAAATAAACGAGCAAGGTCAGAAATTTGACCTGTTCACCACTGGCCCAATGGGACAGCTCACGGTAGCCCTGGGTAACCTGGAGAAAGCAGTTGCCAAGCTCGACGCCGCCGCCGAGCACAGGCAGGATAAGTTGATGGGTACCCTTGTCGGATTTGAGCACCGCCTGACGACGGTTGAGACTCGGCAGCAGGCCATGATGGTTGAAGATACCAGATAGCCTGGTGTAAACTGATAGAAAATCGGTCGTGTTCTTCAACACGAACCGAAGCTCGGTATCTACCCAGTGACTCCTTCATCTGTATTGCCATCAAACGTACGCGAGCGGGTTGCCGCCCACCTAGAGAAAATTGAAAGGACATGCCAACTGGACTTCCAGGCCATCTCAGATGACCTCGGAGAGTTCGGTGTGACGTGGATGACTGTGGAACTGGGCACTGTGAAACTTGCCATTGGATCCTCACGGGTCTCATTCCACGATGAAACAAACCCTCTTGAGTCGCACTCACTCGTATAAGTTCCTTGCTGATCAGAGACGCGCCCTCCTGGTGCTTCGGCAACAGGTGTCTGAACAGTTGCGCATAATCACCCCGTTCGACAAGACGGCGGGCCGCGACTTCGGGGACCTGGCTCTCGCCGACGAGCAGAGCAACCTCGACATGAACGTCAACGAGATGACGTACGAAACTCTGCGTGACATAGACGAGGCCATATCCAGGATAAAGAGCGAGACCTACGGCATCTGTGAGGTGACAGGCAAGCTCATCCCCGTGGCCCGTCTAAGGGCTCTCCCGTTCGCACGGTGTTCCATCGAGGCTCAGCGAGACATGGAACGCCACAGGGCAGGCAAACAACGCCAATTCGGACTACGCTTTGATGAGCCGGTCGAAGAAACTGGCTCCGATTGAAGTGGTTGAGCCTGAGCCTGAATACGGTTCAGCCGATTTCTTCTTCAAGTGTATCGTAGCGTCAGCGTGGGCGATAGCCGCTCGGAAGCAAAACGGGCGCCCCACTAAGAGGACGCCCGTTCGCTTGCTTTCGTACCCCCGCTCTAACTAGGGGGCGTTGCTTTCCACTGCGGAGATCTTCTGCAGTTCCTCTGTCAGCCGGGAGATGCCCGTATGACCAAGGAAGATGCAGTTGGCCCTGTCCTTCACCGCCTTCTTGGCCTGACAAGAGTGTAGTCAACGCTCAGCTCGAATGGGGACCGTGTGGACGGGATGAAACGCAGGTCGAGGTTGTCGGTGCCTGGCAGGTTCTTCAGCCGCGCGTTCACAACCGCCGAGTCGCGATCGCGCATGCCGATGATGGCCACGGTGACGACTCCGTTGCCTTGGTGCTCCGATGCCTTTCTCGGAGGTGTGGCCAGCAGTTGGTCCAGGGGTGTCCGTGATGCGTTCACCTTGACCAGGGCCTTGCGTAGCTCATCTATCTCCTCGGTGATCAACGTGTCGAACTCGCTGGTGTTGACCATCTCTTCCTCAAGGTGGGCCAAGCCCTCGGCGAACCGTGCCTGATTCACCTCCAAGTTCGACACACGTTGCTCCAACTCGGATGACTTTGCCCCCGTCAAGTCGGACTGAAGGGTTATTCCATTGAGTCGTCGTCTGCGAATACGGGATGTTCTCCACACCTCTTATGGTCAAGAACTTCGCTCATCTCCAAATAAACCTGTTGCGCTGTCTTCTGACTGCGTCCAGACCTTTTTCCTACACGCTCCACAGTGTCTGGATCTTCCCCCTCGTCCTTGATAGCCTGTGACAGTCTGTAGTTTTCATGCAGCCTGCCAAGCTGCTGCATCGTGGGCAACTTGATGCGAGTTCCACCCAGCGTGGCGATGACGTGCTTGAATTTCTCCCACCCGATGATGTCCATCAGATCAGGCAGATGGGTGTACGTTTCCGCGTGCCTCAGTATATCCTCCTCGCTGAAGGGCGGGTAGGCTTTCTTGTACAGAGCGTCCCTGAGAGCGTACACCGCCCAGCTGTAGAAAAACTTGGCCATATCAGGGCTCACGCACCAGGCATAGGCTGCACTGCGAATGATGCGCTCGCGAGTTTCCGTGGCGCTCTCGTCCTCGTTTACACCTGGCGGCTTCTCTTCTGTGATGCTCTCCAGGATGAAGCGCACACACCCGATCTCCTGTTCAATGCCCCACCGCACGACCAGATCCTTGAGGTGACTCCGCACCTCCTGAGTAGCCTCGTCCTTGAACTTGTGGTAGTCGGACTCACCGTAAAACTTCTCCAGGTTCTCTCCCGTGGCATAAAAGTGCTTGCGGTACTGGTTCACCTTCGACACTTCGCTCCGGAAAGCGTTCTTGGCGCATTTGGACAAGAAGGAAAATAGCCCATGGGCCGCCGCCTTCTGTGTAGTGGCGTTTTTGTAGTCAGGCTTCCAGGCCATCAGCCAGCCCTCTATCTTGGAGTTGGCAGCAGCGTTCAGGGTGTCCACGTCCGTCGTCAGATGGAAGCCCTCATGCTGAGCCAGTCTCGGGAGCATGTCCTGGCAACCCTTGATCAGCTCCTCCAGCAGGGGCATCGCCTCGTTGCGACGATTCTGTGCCACCATCTTCTTCCACTCCTTGGCCACCTCCTCCAGGTGGGTGTTGTCAAAGATATGTTGGCCGGTTGGCTTCGGCTTCTCGGGTGCTAGGGGGTCTGTGTCATCCATGGGAAAGGGGTGGTCGCTCACAGACGACCACCCCTTAAGAACCACGCCAGAACTGTTTACACTAATTGACGAATACGATGTAGTCCTCGAACAGTTGCTTGAGCCTCTGGCGGCGGGCCTCGAAACCCGGGGCCGTATCGTGCTCGACGGCAAACTTGTGGGCTCCAGCCACGAGATGGAAGATGACGTAACCAGCACTCTGCTTGAGATGCTGTGCTGTGGGCTCTGCAGGCGCTGCCACGGGAACAGCGACAGGTACAGGCACAGCGGCGACAGGCGGCGTTACCGCAACAGGGCTAAGACGCACGACCTCGGGAACCGGGGGCGTTGCAGGGGCCACGGTGACGGGCGGTGCAGCCACCGCCGGTGCAGGGGGCCTCGGTGGGGGTGTGCGCGTGCGCACCGCAGGACGTGGAGCAGGCTTCGGAGCAGGCGGGGGAGGCGGTGGCGCTTCGGTCTCAACTTCGACAGCGGCTGCCTCTGCTGGGGGTTCTACGGGCGTTTCTGCAGCCGCCTCACCGATCATGACGGCCCGGGCATAGGACAGGATGGCGTCCTTTGTCATCGTGGTCGGGTCCTTGCCAGCGGCTCCGATGGCCTCCAGCACGTCGATCACCGCTTGCGGGAAAAGGAAGGCCTCTCCACCTTTCTTGGTGACAGTCACCTCATCGGGACCGAGGAGGGCGTTGATTTGTTCATCTCGGGCGAGATAGTTGAGCACCATGCTCGCCTTGATGTAATTCACATTGGGTGGGTTGCTCATGATTGAAGTTCGTCGTCGTCAGCGGCCACTGCATTGGCCTCGTTGAAGGTGAGTTCGATGGCCCTGTTCCATAGAAGGCGCATGTCATCGAAGTGATCCTGATAGAATGCTGGCCACGCCCCATTCCCGTCTTCCAGCTCGGGATTTTCGTTTTCCTTCAGACCTGGGAAGCTGGTCGGCTTTAGCCCATGGGCATGGAAGCGGAACTCAATGATGCCCTTCTCTCCCCGGGCAGCCACCTTGCATTTGAGCATCGTTTCGAGGACGCTGAACACATTGCTCAGACCGCCGTCGTACAGCAGAGTGAACCTGCCCTCTCGATAGGGTTTCACCGTGCGGTTCTTCACCGTGATGAATCCTGCCGTGAAACCGTCAGGGTTGGCGTGATGCTTCGAGAGCTTGAACGCCAGGTTCACGGGGAACATGAAGATGCGGAGCGTGGCGAAGAACTTGATAGCCCTGCCGCCCGGCGACTTGAAGTCCTCCGGACGGGGCAGATCCAGGGCATAAGGGTTCACAAAGGTCTTTTTCTTGGCCTTGAAAGTGTCACCCACCTGGTTCGTGGCGATGAAAAGGACATTGTTGCGGTTGATCTTCCTCGTCATCTGTGAGAAGGCCCGTTTCAACTGCTGGGGAAGCCTGGGGTAATCCTGCGTGCCCCACTCGGCGTCCATGTCCGACTGAGTGGAGGTGCCCGCTATGGTGTCCACGACCACCACAATGAAAGAAGCCAGAGGCTCAACATACGGCTCCTTGCTGTCCTTGGCCTTCTTCCTAGCCGCAGCCTCATCCTCTTCCCTGATGGTCTCCACGGTGGTGATAGTGTCATCCACCATCTTGAAAATCTGATCGATGGTGTCACAGCGAGCCACCAGGGCGTCGATCTCCGTGCCGTCCACGATCACCTTGGCCCCCTCGTCTAACGACTGCTCATTGTCGATGTAGAGAAGCACCACCTCGCACTTTTCATCAACACGCTCATAGGTGATGTCCTTGGTGTCAGGGTTGATGATGCGCTGGTAGATGTAATGCTGCTGAGCACGAACGCAGCAACGTAGGCATAGGGCGGTCTTGCCACAGGCCTCCACGCCGTACACTTCCACCAACCTGCCGAAGGGGAAGCCGCCGGTATACTCGTCAATGGGCTCGATACCCGTCTGGAGAATGTACTTGATGCCCGACAGAAGGGGCGACTGAGAAGACCGTGTCACCTCGTAGGGACGCTTTGTGCCACGGCCCTGAGGGGGCTGGAGCTTCGTCAGGACGCGAGTCATCACGTCCTTGGGACCCTTTGCTCGGAGGGTTGGCATCAGAGCATCAGCCTCTCATTGATGTCGCTAACAATGGACCGTGCCGTACGCACGCCGTTCGTGTTCTCGTCTATCCGGTGAGTGAGAAGAATGTCCGGGCATTCCTTTTCGCACGCATCGTCACCGCCATCACTACACGGGGTAGGCTCCAGAATAGGGTTCAACCTCTTTCTGAGGGAATCCAGTGAGGCTATAAGCTCGTTGCAGGCCGAATGCTGACAGGCAAGTGCCTCCTCTACGGGAGTGTGCTTCTGTTTGACGGGGCACGCCTCGTCAGAGAGTGTGGATTTTCTGATCATGGTGTTAAACGGCAGGTGCCGGTGAAGGTGTAGGCTTTGGTTCGGTGACGGGCTCAGCGGGCTCTGTATCGGCAGGAGGTGTGCTCAGAGCGGCGACAATGTTGTTGCCTGCGGAGACAACGATATTGAAGAACACCACCGCCCAGTACACCCAGGAGAAGGCGTGTAGTTGCTCCTTCGTGAGATCCTTAAGGGGTCCTAGAGCACCCACGATTGCCGAAGCAATCGAGATGATCAGGGTGATGTATAGCAGCTTGAATCGTATAAAGTGCCTGCCCATGTCAGACTCCTCTGCTAAGGGTTCGAGTGAGCGCAGCACTCAGGCGACGGGGTGTCTGCGGCCTGGGTGCTGAAGCGGGCGGTGTGGGAGGTGGCTCCTGCGCAATCGGAGGGGCCGGATCTCTTGTCTCGGGGGGTACCTCATCGGAGGGGTCCTCGTTCATGCTGGCCTCGGGGGGAGGCGTAGCCGGTGTGGGCCTGCGTCCTGCAGGAGGCTCGCTGATGACGCCGCTCTGACGTACTGCCGGGCGTGGTGCCGGACGGGGTGCCGGTTGCGGTGCTGGCGTAGGTGCCCTGCGAACTTCTGCGGCAGGTGCTTCCCCTTCTGGCACTGCATCGAGTTCCCGCTCCACCTGTGACGGGGCAGGGGCCGCAGCGGCAGGTGCCCTGAGGGAGCGAAGTGCGCCCCGAGGAGCGATGGCAGCGGCAGGTGCAGCGGCAGCAAGGCGGCGACGAGGAGCGGGTTGTTCACTCTCCTCCTCCTCGAATCGACCACGACCCCGGGGAGCCTCCTCGACGTTCTCCAGCTGCTTCTCGACGTGCTGAGCGTATTTCTCCAGCTCCTCGTATCCGGCAGGCCGTGTGTTCTCCTGCTTGATCGAGGAACAGAGGTCGTTCACCCATGCAACAAGATCGTCATCGGACAGATCGTTGCGAATGGGCTGTGGAGCCATGAGATCGAGCCTCCAAGTGCCCTTTGCATCCCGGCGCACCTCGACATCGTTGCCAAGGATGGGGTCAAGAAGGCCAAGCTGAGGCGATGCGGCCAGCGACTTCTTCACCAGCCGCTCCAACTCGATGAAAGCGATCTTGGTGAGCCAGAAGATCTGGGGTGTGTAGGCGTCCCTTGCCTTGACGGGCTCGGAGTCTCCCCGCTTGTCGATGCGCTCCAGTTCGAGCACGTAGGTGAGGTACTGGGGCCAGACGGCCAGCTTCTTGCCTTGATCGTGGAGGGCTTTGTCGCCCTCAGCCATCAGCGCCTCAGCAAGCGCACAGACGGGGCAATCGGCCTCCATGTCGCCGCCCATGTGGGGGCTCGTGGTGCGGGGGCAGCCGATCATTTTCTTGTTGAACCAGTGACGGCCTACCCGGCCGAACCAAGTGTGGGCCGTGCCCATCTGGACGGGCAGGAAGCGCACCACAGCGCCTTCGCCACGCTCGATTGTCAGACGGCTGATGAGGCTGCCCTTGCGGGCGTACTCGGCCTCCGCATCGAGTTCGGCCATGAAGGAGGGATCAGTATTGGACATAGTGTTGGGGGATTGAATCAAACTGACGGATCGTCGTGAGGGTCTAAGAACACGCGTCTCCGCGTGGCCTCGCTGCTCCTCACCATGTCGAGTTTTGCAGTGAGACTCACCTGGAGTTGGCGCAGTCTTTCCACCCAAGAAATGTGATGGGCCAGGTCGCTCCGCTTCTGCCTCACCTCGGGGTCAAGCTCCATGGCATGGTTCAAAGCCTCGGACGTGCGTTTGACACCAGGGAACTTGTTCTCAAAGCTCTCATCAGTGCCCGGTTCAGCCAGTCGTAGGAAAGCCGAAGCCTCGGCCTCCTTCAGCTCGCCCTTGAGGATGTGCATCCTCTCGACGTAGCCTTGGTTCTGCTCATTCACCCACTCGATCACTGCGGGCAACTCAGCGCTGGCATCGCTGATATTGTCGTAGTTCGATGTCAGGTAGTAATCGAGATCGATGGCGTCACGTCCAAGCTTCAGACGCTTCAGTGTGGGTAGTTCACGGGCCATGAGGCCCAATTAGAACTACGCGATGAACGTGTAGATGACGTTGAGATTCTGGGCTACCGTAGTGCTGCTGCCACCGGGGATAAAGAAGGGAGGAGTAAGCACGACGCTACCTGGCGGCAGTACCACCTGAGAACGAATGTACTGCCCTGACAGGACCGGATAAGGCGTCGGAAAAGTTGTGCCAGAAAAGAAACTTCCGCGCTCAAGGTACACCGTATTGAAGGTGCGAATTGCGCTGCCAGAGAAGGGTATGTTGGAGTAAAGCAGGTCGATCTGGCAGCCAGACCCTATGTTACCCACAGCGGGTGACTGCACAGAGGCCGAAGCTCCTGTGATGAAGCCTGCAAAGGGTGCCTGATAGTAACCAAATGTGGTGCCCACGGATCCTGCTCCTACCCAGGTGAAAGTGGGTGAAATCTGTATTGGTTGTGCGCTCGGGGGCGTGTAGGCCAGCAGATCCCAAAAAGCACTTGGAGCCGATGCAGGCACGGGAGGTACCTGGTTGCTGTTTGCAACGATGCAGTAGTAGGCCGCCACCCCAAGGACACCCCAGTTGTACCAGACCACGTTTGTCGGGATGTAGGTGGCCACGTTGCTCCACTGACCCAGCCACACCATGCCTGGAGCACCTGTCGGTCCCATGGGTCCGGGGCCGCCGTTGGTTCCGTTCGCACCTGACGGACCTGGGAGGCCCTGAGGACCCGGGACTCCCGGGCCAATTAAACTGCCCGGCTGGTCCACCACCGGCTCCATCGTGATGAGCACGCTGGCGAATGCTGTGACGGGCACCGTGCCTGCGTTGCTCAGGACGATAGCGAACTCGCCTGTAGAGTAGAAACTGGTGGCTGTCGCGTTCTCGCTGTAGGTCGAGGAGGCCACCTGTCCCGTTGTCGCTCCAAATGCCGGATTGTAGAGGACTTGCAGCAATGTTGTACCCACCAGGGGGCTAGCGTTCACCGCCGAGTTCAACACACGGCCTTGGAAACCAGCGGGAATGCGAACGGCGATGCACGTCTCCACGTCACCCGGGGCCAAATAGGTGGAGGGGACATTTATGGGGACAAGCTGTTCCTGGTTGTTTACCTGGGAGATAAGCTGCTCCACCTTGGCTGCAATGATGTTGTCACGGGCGGCCAGAGTGCGGGAACAGTAGGAAAGATTGGCCCAATCGATGGGGGCTGTGGGAGCCTGGTGCATCACGTCCCCGCCCATGAAATTGTAGCCTGCCGCATCCGGCAGGTTCAGGGGTGTGATGGTAGTCAGTGTTCCGGCAGAGACTGTCATAGCTTAACTGGTGTCGTCTCACCTGAAACCGTAACGCTTGCTGAAGGTCTCATTGAGTTTGAGCACGAACTTGACCCGCTTGCCTATCGTGTACTTGTAGATGTTCGGGTCACGCAGGCCCCCCTTCACCTTGCGGCATCCCATCGTAATTTCCCGTGACGGGATTTCCCGTGGAAAAATGGTACCGAGGTGGCTCAGTCGTATCACCTGCTGGTTCACCATGGCCGACTCGAACGCCTCGATCATGGCCGTGTAGGCTCGGCGGGCCTGCGAATAGGGAAGGCCCTGCTCGTTGAAAAATCGGATGAAATCAACCTGCTTGAACTTGTCTCTCTGCATTAGGGGACTACAGGAACATTTTGGACACTAAATTGTTGCCCATTGATGAGTGACTGGAAAGCAGCATTCACAAAGATTACACGGCCATTCACCGTGGTCTTAATGTCAACGAGCTGCGCCCGGGGTTCATAGCTGGCTACGGCCTGCTGCACGTCACTGTAGATGGCGTCGTTCACGATGGGGCCGTTCAAACTGAACACCAGCTGAGCTAGATTGGTTCCAAAATTTGGATCCATCAGGCGGTCGCCCCGGGAGGTGCTCAGCAGGAGGGTCAGTGAGCTGATAAGGGTGGCGTTGTCGGTTCCAAACTGCCAGGCCCACTGATTCGGATTCGGGTAGCCCAATGCGTTGGCTATGATGGGGCCGATGTACGCGTAATTGGGGAACGTGCCGGGCAACGTGATGTCGCTCGAATTGGCGTAAATGGGCACGCCTGTCCAGGTGATCGTCTGCGGCGTTGGGCTCGCATAGTTGAAGGCTGTGACCGTGACGTTGTAGGTGCCCAGCGTACTGTAGGTGTGGATGACGCCGGAAATGATCAACGGCTTCTTGACCTGGGAGTATCTCGTGGTCGTCCCATCACCCCAATTCACCGTGGCACCCACATAGGTGAGCACGGAATCCGTGATGGTAGCCGAAAGTGTGGCTAGAGGCTGGTTGTTGCTCGTTGCGCTGGCAACAACCGTAGGAGTGCCAGAAAACGAGATCATGACTGCCTCCCATAAAAGCCCCGTACAGACTGGGGAAGCTGCCAGCCCACAGAGCCCTCCACTCTGCCATCCCCGCGGCCAACAGCAGGTGTCGGAGCGGGAGGCATGCTGCCCGTGAGGTCTAGCTTAGTCTCCATCAGTATCTGCTGTGTGTTGTCGTTCCTCCGTATAGACTCCATGAGGCTCGCCATTTCACCCTTCTTGGGAAGCCTGTCTATCGCCTCGGCCCGTGAGGTTTCGTTCAGGAAGCGCCTCATCTCGGCATCATTGCTCCGGAGCACCTTCACAATCTCCATGATCTTCTGTGTGGTCTTCGACTCTGTGAGCATCAACTGCCTGATCTTGTGCTCTACAGTGTTCACGTTCTCCTGCTGGCCAGGCGGGGGCGTCTCACTCGGGAGGGCGGTGATAACAGCGTTCACCACGTCGTCCGGCAGCCTCATGTAGCGTCTGAAAACGAGGTCCACCATGACATGAGTAGGCACGCCAATGTTGCCCAGCGCCGATCCAAGCTTGTCCAGCAGATCGATCTGCATCTGCAAGAGTTCCAGCTTTATCTGATCCTCCAACCCGCTGATGTCGCTCATCTTAGCCGAGATGTTCAGATCATCTATCTTCTCGTTCGTGAGCAGGGCGTGGAAATAGGCCAGCCACGTATAGCCGTCAATGACGCCCTTGCGAACGGAACGGGTCTGCCTGAGGAACCGCATGTCCTGGGCTAGGAGAGCCTTGCCTGAGGCGGGTTGCTGACTGTCTCCCCCACCGCCACCTGACTTCACACCAAGCCACGACAAGGGCATGCCCATGATGCTGAAAAACAGATTCATCAACAGCTCGATGTCGAACACATCAGGCACCTGTGGCGTGCCCGCCAGCTTGTTGATCGCGTGTTGCGTGTCCCTGGGAATGGGCATGTAGAGCACCGTGTCGAGAGCCATCGGGTCATACTGGCTCCTGAAATCCGTCACAGTGAGATTGGCTTGGCTCTGCCCGGCTCCGAAAGCCATCTTCTTGCGCATCATCTGCTGCCAACGCTGCACCGTGCGCATCTGCTCTGCCGGGGGCTGGTCCTTCGTGTCGATGTTGACCACGTAACGATCTGGCTGGATCTGGAGGCGATGGACCACCATCTGGTCGAGGGCTAGCCTCAGCTTCTTGTAGATGCCCTGTGCCTCCTTGAAGATGGGCTCGCCGTGCTCGTTGATACGGCTGCGCTGCATCCGGCGCATGTGCAGGAAGTCCCAGGGGAACCACAGGTTCTTCGGCACATTGGCTGCCCCACCACCTTGGATGGTGCCCCTGACGAACGTAGCTCCATTCACCTGGAAATTCTCTGTCTCAGGAGGATTTTCCTGCTTCCACATGAAGCCCACGCACTGGCGATTCTTGGCGAGCCAATACCGGCGCACATCGATGGGGTGGGCAAAACTGATCCCCGTGACGCCTTGCCCCGCCTCGTAGTGAAGTTTCTCGAAGTTGTTTCCGTAACCCGCTACGTGCCAGGTCTGAGACTGCAGATGTTCCTCCACGCCTAGGGCATCCCGCAGCTTCATGAGCTTCTTCTCGAAGTTCTTGTCCGTGCACTCGAACCACAGCGTATGACCTGTGACAAAATCAGGCTGCGTAGCCTCCTCGGAGAGTTCCTTCAAGGCCGCCCCCACAAGGTCCCAACTCAGCATCTCGTGCCAGAGCAACATCTGCTGGTCCAGCGTCTCGGGCTGCTGCATGTAGTTCCCATAGATGCCCCACACCTCGGGGTTCTGAACCACTCCAGCCTTTTCCCACTCGCGTTGTTGCTCTTCGCCCGCCGTGGGTCCCCTCAACATGGGGGAAAGCGTGTCGCGAGACACGCCACTACCCACGATTCCAAGGACTTTCAGCAATTGATTGATGGCGGCCATTTGTTAACTATCTAAGAACGGACACCCTTGTTCTTATCCCCTATGTCCAAAGAAGCCCGATCCGAAGTCATCATCTTCCGCCTGCGCAAGTCTCACTTCGACTCCCTGGTCAAGGAACACCGCAGCATCAAACTGCGTAACGTAAACACTGAGAACCAGTTCGTGCGGAAGCTCGTGATAGATTTCGTCAGTGGAAGACTCGTTTACACGAAGCCCGACGACAGGACTCTTACTCCAGACGGTTGAGTTCGCCTGTCGTCACGTCGTACGACCCACGCACCGTTGTGTTGAACACACGGGTGGACTCGTGATCGGCTGCATAACCATCAATGGCAAAGTTTACCTTCGATCCTGATGAGGATTCGACTCGAAGAGTGTTTACGTCCAACCGCTCGGGCTGTTGACGGATGAAGCCCTCGGCTAGAGGCACGAGTCGGGTGCCGAGCCAGCTGGGAGCTGCCTCAGTTTTTGACGGTTGCCAGCCTATCAGCCGCGCTATCTGTCTGTTCATCGTCGTCCGGTCCCACTACCTTCGATTTGGCCTCGTCACCCTTGTCATGGTAGTAACGCTCAAGGGTCTTCATCTCGTCATCCGAGGGCTCCAATGAGATGGCCGTGAAAAATACACCGTGCTGCTGGAACTCGAACGCCTCCTTTTTCTCCACATTGATCACCTGACCCAGGTTTTTCACCACGTCAGGAGGAAGTTTGAAGAACACGAGCCAGCACTTCCCACCCTTGTCCACCTCGGCGTCCCTCAGATAGGCGTACATGGCGGGACTCTGTTTACAAAGTGACAGCGTCACACCCGAAAGAAAGGCCTCCTGTCGGCTGGGCAATCCAGGTGCCCCCAGGTCGCCCTTGCCTTTCTTGAAGTTACGGACGGGTTCGTGAAATTCGTGGATCACCCTCTAACTAATGCGGCTGTGATAAGACTGCGCAGCCACGAATATCCCAAGCGTGCTGGAGGCAGTGGCGCAGCGTCAACGCACCTCACTTGGCAGATGAGGCAATCATTGAGGAATAGGCTGTAGGCGACTCTCACTGGTTAACTAGAATCCGACGACAGTTAAGCGTGGCCACCAACTCTCAATCCAGCGCCAATGCCCTGCAGTACCTGCAGTTGGACTATCAGTCGCACTATGATGCCCTGGTCCAAAGGGTCCAGGCACGGTACCCCACAGGCTGGAACGACTTCTCAAGCGGAAACTTCGGCACCATCTTCCTGGATGTGATGGCATGGTGCACGGCTCTCCAGGCCTACACCATCAACCGCCTCGTGGCTGAGAATTTCGTGAGCACGATGCAGCTTAGGGAGAGTGCCGTGCGTCTAGGAAACCTAGTGGGCTATCACATGGCCCAGCCGTCACCCTCAACAGTGCTGTGCACAGTGCAACTCACGGCCCCTCTCTCGGAGGCCGTGACCCTGGCGACCCTTACGCCTATCAAAACGGGTGCACCCTCACAGACGTTCGAGGTGCTTCAAAACTACGTCATCCCGTCAGGCTCTCTCTACCCACAAACACTCGTAGCGAGCTTCAATCCCAATACCACCAGTGGGACCAGTCGCACCATTTCCTCAGTGCTCCAGTTCACGAATGGCAGCAACATGGTGGATTGCTTGGACACGACGGTGAACCTCCAGACCTACATCAGCATAGGCCAGGTCATAGTTCCGAACGATGGAAGTGGAAGTATCGCCGTCATTCAGGCCATTATCACAGACAACAACGGAAACTTCGACACCATCCAGCTTTTCAGCCCCTGGACAGGAAACACAGGAAACTGGACAGCGAACATCTATGAGACCCGTGTGACACTGGTGCAGGGACAGACCTATTCCGTGTCCCAGATTGCCCCGACGAACACGTCAAGCATGACCATACCTTTGACGGGCTCCCCTGTCATCGATGGTTCCGTCACAGTGCAAGTAGGCTCAACCCTCTGGACACAAACCACTGCTCTCGGTCTCAACGGAGCCACTGACACCGTGTTTCAGGTGCTCCAGATACCCTCAACGGGCAACACCGTGCTGCTCTTCGGGGATGGCACCAGAGGAGCCCTGGTACCCTCGCAAGCCAGCATCACAATCAGCTATCGCATCGGTGGTGGTGTGTCGGGGAATGTGTCATCGGGTGCCATTGACACCACAGTGTCGGTGACCGGCAACAACACAGGCGCTCAGTACACGTTGGCCCTCCTCAATCAGCAGCCTGCCACAGGAGGTGCAGATGCCGAAACCCTTGAGTCGGCCCGCCAGAGCATTCCTGCAAGCACGCTGACCGGCAACAGGGCAGTGACACTGTTGGACTATCAGACATTGGCTGGGCAGTACTCAGGGCCAAATGGTCAAGTGACGTTCGCACGGGCAGTAACACGGGGTGGGAACAATTTCCTGGAAGGAAACCTGGTGCTCATCTACGCATGGACCACATCCTCTTCGGGTGGCCTGGTGCCCGTTTCAGGAGCCCTGCAGACCGATCTCTCAAATTACCTGCAGGCCGTAGCGATGGCCACGGATTACGTGCTCATTGCACAGGGCAGCTCGCAACCGTTGCCGTTTGCCTGTCAGGTGGCCGTCGCCGCAGGCAACAATGTCGCAAACGTGGCCGAGGCAGTCGAGGTGGCTGTTGATTTGTATGTGGACGATCTCGTCCCGGGCGTTCCCGCCAATTTCGCACAGCTCATCCAGACGGTGCTCAACGTCACAGGTGTCACAAATGCCGTGGTGGCCACTCCACAGTCGGATGTCTATCCTGCGGACCTGGACACGGTGTTCATCGCCCCTGCGGCCAATATCGCCTACACGCCCGAACTGCTGAGCAACTCGGCAGGCTATGCAAGTGGCCAGCTTCCCTTCGCCCCGGGCTTCGCTTGGGCGTTGAGTGGCACCTACGGCAGTCTGCCCGTCTACATTGGACCCGATGTCACTGCTGGCTATGCCACCATCTCTGGCACCGGCCTCGATCCGACGCAGGACAGCACGATCAATCTCGCCACAGGCGAGGTGCAGCTGTTCATCATTGGACCTCTGCAGACCCTCAACCTCTACCTGACACCCGTACAGGCTTACACAGTGCAGAGGCCCACGGACATCTATGTGGCGTACACGGGTGACAACTCCCAAGCCCAGCGTCAGCAGGTGCGATCTGCCCTGCGTGCCTGGAGTCTCGGACTGGCTGTCGGAGCGCCCCTGTATGCCGTGCCGCCACCCACCGTCAGCACGACGCCCCCGGTCAGCGCCTACGACGTGGTGAACAATCTGAATGGCCTGAGCAACATTCAGGTGAGCCTAAACTCACCCTCGAACCCTTCCTCCCGTCTGGATGTGAATCCCACGGAGCTGGTCACCATTCGCAACATCTACGTCAACGGTCTGACGAACTAGCCTTAGGTCGGATGCCTGCCAGTTCTCGCAGGCGCTCGCTGCCTTGCAAGGTGAGCACCAGTTCGTTCATGGGCCTGCAGGAGCGATATACCAGCCCTTCGTTGAGCAAACGCTGGACAACCGCCATGTACTTCCGTGTCTCTGGACGTAGGGTCCTGAAGTGGGTCCCCTGCCTCCGTGCAAGGCTGTTCACCAGAGGCCAGTAGCGAGAGCGTTCATCAGGCTGACTCCATAGCCCGTGTAGCACACCATATTCGTACTCCTTCCAGTCCACCGTGTCCTCAGGACCCACCTTTGGAATCAACTGATTCATGTACTTCCGGCGACTCTCAGCCACCTTCGATTTCTCAGCCACACGTCTCTGACGACGGGTGGGTCTGCGCAGGTAGGCCTTGACCATGTTATCTGCCAAGAATGCGGCGAATTGACTCGGGAAGTTTCTTGCCGTCCGTGTACTCGCCCACGTTGTCCGACCGCATAGGTGAGTTCAGAGTCTTGCCCACAGTGTCAGCCTGCAGCGATCCAAACAGGTCAGCCTGCTTCTTGCCTCCACCACCCTTCATGCGGGCGTACTTGCGTCCAAGGGTCGTACCCGGTATCTTTGTGATGTCATCTCGCACACTTAGCTACGGGTTTCCCAAGCGTGAACATACTGGTCATACTCTGAGGGAGGCTCACTCACAAACTTCCTCTCGCGTCGAACCTGCAAGCGGCTGCGAGTGGAGTGGTGGGTGAGTGACTTCTTGGCGTTGGAGGCGTTGTGGCCTCCGCAGCAACAGCCCTTTTTCTTGCTGTGCTCTCCCTGGTGGGGGCTCTTTTCTCTGTCGAGGTTCATTTGAATCCGAACTTCTTCAGTTCCTTTGTGTTGAGTTGCCTCTTTTTGAGGATGACGGCAGCGTTCTTGGCCCAGAAAGGCACATGGTAGGTATTGCCCTTGTGGTCTCTCCTCAGCCATTGCGAGGGAATCACCTCGTACTCATCGGTCTCGTACCAGAGGCCCTTGATCTTGCGCAGGGCGATGCGATAGGCCACCCGGTCCACAGGGTTGGCGTACACGGCCTTCTCACTAATTTTCACCACTCCACGCTGGATGGTAACCTTGTTGTCTTCGGACTTGTGCTTCTCCTCCAGGGGCACGGGTTTGAGGATGCTCTCCGTGATCACCTTGAATGTAAGGGGTTCCACCTTCGGCTGAATCTTGTCGGGGATGTACTCACAAAGCAGGCCGCTCACCGGATGAACATAGAGCTTGCTGATGATGGGGCCATACCTGCCGAACCGATAGTCGTAGGGGACGTTGCCCTCCATCCTCAGGACGTGGCGTTCCACCCACCAATCGACCATGTCACGCAGGCCCTCACCAAAGTGCCAGTGTGAATCGACGGATGGAATCTTCTTGTGCTCAACAGCCTCAACAGCACACACCTCGTGCCACACCTTGTCCCACGGTCGGCCCACCTGCTTGTGCAGCCAGCGGTAGAACGGGCTGGTCTTTAGGCCTTTCTGCTTCTTGTCCTTGCGGAACTTGAGGCCCATGCTCTCCTTGGCAGGCATCTCCTCAATGTCGTGGATCTTCCGCAGGGGGTTCTCCTTGCTGCTCGCGTACTTCTTGGAGTACGTCTGATGCACGATGCGAGGCATGTCGGGTCTCATGGCGTCAGAGAACTAGGAAAAGCCTGTTTCGGACGGTGTAAACACTATTTTGGGAACCCTGGGATCAGTCCGATGAGCTTGTCTGCGTCACCAACTACATCGTCGTATCGGCCTTCCTCAGGCTTCTCCTCCCCATCATATCGGAGCCAATTGGCGGGGTCCTCCTCATACCCCTCTCGCTCGAACCAATTTTCAGGGAGATTGAGATACCGGCGCTGCCCTGCTGGCCAGCGCTCCACAATGAGGCTGTACTGCTTGGTGATGGCGGCGATCATCCTGGGACTCTTCTTTTTCAGGGCTAACCGGATGGCGTCCAATGCCTTTTCCTGGTCACGGGCTTTGCGAGGGTACACGCCCAGGATGATCTTCTCCAGTGGAACCCCTTCCGAATTAACCAAACCAGAAGACTCTCTCCCCTCCGAGCGAAGCGAGGATTTCCCCTCAGGGGAACCCCCCGAAGGGGGGAGGGGTTTTTTGACTTCGTCTAATACACCGACACCGACACCGACACCGACACCGACAGCATCGGTTTGGCATGTGCCTGACTCATGCTCATTGGTATCCTCTTGGGATGTGCCAGATCCATGCCAACGTTTAGAGGCATTCCTGCTCTGTTTCTTACTGAACCTGATAGCGACCTTCCGCACCTCTTCCAATTTTGTGTTCTGTAGATTAGTAAATTTTTCCCTAACCACGTCACTAACAGGTCCCCCCGCAATCACAGAGAGTGCTGAAGCATCCTTGGGGATAGAGCCCCTGTCCCACTGCCAACAGAGAAGACGAATGTAAGCTCCAACATCGGCTTGGGACATCAGCATGGTGCCCATCAAAAAATCTTGTGCATAGAGTCTGAATGCGGGGTCTTTCATAGTGTCTTACGTTTTGGCATTGCCACTCCCAGAACAGCAAGAAACCCGGCAGGAGGATTGTGACTTTCGAGCTGATGTGGCTGTCCACCAGTCCCGCCTCCTGCCGGGCCGTTACTAGGTGCGCCGGTTCGCTACTGACGTGTGGACGGGTGCTCATGGGGCTATCCCTATTGTCCTATGGGTGTGGCGCAGTCTAACTAGAACATCGACACGGCCTCGAAAAGTGGGCCGATTTTGTCAGGACCCTGGCAGGGGTAGTAGAAGCTATAGCCCCGTATTTTCTCCAACTGCTTGATCAGGGCCATGCTGTTATACCTGGCCGACTTGTACTGGCGGTCGATGAACATCACCACTTCGGCCTCGTTGGATCCTGTCTTCTTCGTGCGGATGAAGCGGCCTATGATCTGACGGGCCAGATCTGGTGAGGCCACAGGATCAGCCACAATGCCCGCCCGCAGCTCGGGCAGTGACACGCCTTCTTTCACGATGGGACTGATGAGTATGGAGCCGGTTGTGTTGACCAGCCACTCGAACGTCTCATCCCGCTCCTTCGAGGTGGACATGCCTGTCAGCACTTTCGGCTGCAGCCCTGCCGCCTCCATCATCGTCTGCAGGATGTAGACGTGAGCCGTCCTGGTAGCCACCACGAGCGTGGGCTTGCCCTGGTCCGAGAAGTGTTTCGCCCAATTCACGACGAAAGTGTTGCGCTCCTTGAAGCGAACTATGCCTTCATCATAGGCCCTTCTGAGGAGGCACCAACGACTCTCCACCTCCACCTCCTCGCCATCGATCATGACACGCTGCCAGCCTAGACGACGGATGTCATCACCATCCTCATCCTCGTCAGAGGCAGGGCAAATGTACGTTCCCTGCTTCCAATCTCCGTCGATGACAGCCCAGGCGATGGATCCTGCCTCGGCTGTGTGAGGTAAGTCGTCAAATCGCTTGTTCCATTCGGGCACATCCACGAGATAGATGTAGGGCTTCGCCACAAGCGAGTTGTTGATGAGTGGCAGCAGACTCACTTCATGTCGCTCAGGACCCAGGAAGCCACGCAGGGTGATGCCCAATTGAAGATCGTCCTTGCGCTCGTTCTTCAACCCGTCACTGGCCCCAAATCTATAAAAGGCAGGTACGCTGGTAACGATGGTCTGCCACGTCTTGCCCGATGACAGGTGGTGGCAATTATGAACTAGGACGCCGTTGGCGAAGTAATTGTGGTTTCCCTCAACTTCGATATTGTAGACAAAACCGTCTGGACACACAGCGATGTGTGTCGCTCCACCTGACTGTTCCAAAATCTCAACACGATCCACCCTAATTCTTTCAAACGTCGAGTCTTCCAAGAGTCCCTCGTCTTCTGTTGAAGGGTTCTGTGGCTGTTCCCGTCCACCTCTATCGCTATCTTTAACAGAGGTAGCGCAATGTCTATCATGTGGCATTTTGGGGGAGGAGGCTCGCCCTCCGCAGGTATGTGGTGATGGAATGGGACCGGAAACTCCAATTCTGTGGATAAGTTCTCCAACTTTAGAGCTTCGTTCAAAATAAGTTGCCACTTTGTGAACCCCCAGCCATTTCCAGCACGAAGAGCCATTGCACGCCCCTTCAATTTTTGCCCTATTCTGGCTGAGATTTCTGGGTCTGAGGAGGGGTTGTTTGTCTTCATTCGAGCCGAAATAATGGCACGATCCCGTATATTTGTTCGTCTCATAGTAGAAGACCAACGGGAGGTGGACCAAGCTTTCTTGCATTCTTCTGAACAATAGGCACGCCCCTTCCGAGCAGCCCCCAACCGTTGATAGTAGGGAAGTTTTGACCGTCCTCCACGACAATTTACAGGCTTCCCACAGTTGTTGCAGATAACAACCAATTTTTTTATCACATAGCTGGATGTGTTCCGGGCCTTCCGCACAAGATTTCTGCGTCGTTTCTGTTTGCAGGCGCCGGAGCACACAAACTGACCCCCGTACACTGCTTGGGGGCTCCGATAATAGGGTTTCTTGTCGTATCTCACCTCTGCCATAGCGTGGCAAACTACACACTCCGAGTGACCCTCTATTATCTTCTTTATCATTTATTAAGTACACCATCTTCTCTCCTAAACATAGTATAGCTGGTGTGTACCTGGTTCCCGTCCACAGGGGATGTCCCGGGGTGCAGAGTAGGGTTTTACCATTTGATAGTGTAAGACGACACATTGCAGAGGGTTTTGACCTAAAAATGCGCGTTACTTTGCGTAATTCAATGCAACCTGTCTGGTGGTTGCAGGAGGGAACCCTATCGCCGGGTAAAATGTCAGAAATGCACCGTCCATTTACCTGAGTGTTGCAGGGAAAACATTCATCCACCAGCAGCACCATGAACGTCTTGAACCAGTTGTCGAGGAGCAGGTACTTGTAGCGCTTGTTGAGTGTCGCCACCGTGGCAACCACCACATCGGCACCCGTGCTGTCCTTCTCATCACCACCGAATTGGGTGATGTGCCAGTCGGGGAGAAACTTCCGGCCCTCCTTGGTCACCTGCTTCACCAGGCGCTCCGTGGGCACCAGATACAGGCAACGGGCCTTCGGGTGTCGGCTCTTGATCATGGCTGCCAGTGCGAAAAAGATGGCCGTCTTGCCTCCAGACACTGACACACGCACACATCCGAAGCTGTACCTCAGCAACGTCAGGACACAGGCCCTCTGATCATGCGTTAGCTCGTGCTCGAACCCGGGCAGGAGATCGTCTGGAATGTCATCTGGAGTGAGTGACTGAAATGGACTCTCCAGGAGGCGCTCGCCATCAACTTGAACGCCCTCCACCTCCAGCAAACTCAGAAGTTCGTCCTTGTGACCGCGACCGAGAACCACTGAACCATCCTTCTGGCGCTGCGCCGGGTAGACGTAGCCGTTCCAGCCCCGTTCGCCGCCAGTCTCCCTGTAAAGTTGATAACGAGGGCTCCTCCAGTAATCGGGAGGCTGAAAACGAAAGTGATCTATGATGAGGCTTGTCTCGGCCTTCGGTCCTGCAGCTATCAGACGGGTGGCAGTCTCCTTGAGGGTGATCACACCCCCTGAGAATCACGATACCGCTGACCCCAAGTCAGAATTGGTGCCCATCTCGGAAGGACCTCGTGCCACGGAACTCTTTATCTGTATGCGAAATTCGGTCCATGCACGACCAACTTCGGATGCCCCTGAGGGGTTCTTTTTCTGGAGATCGAGCATGTCACGGGCTGCTGCCACAAGAGCATCTTTGGAGGACTCACCTGAGGCCATCTCCGACTTGATGATCTCTATCCACTTGATCCTTAACTCTGATCTCCTGATTGCGGCTAATGCGGCTGCTTCTTTTCTGCTCATGGGGTGACCTCCACCACACTATGGCCGATACCCCCGGCGATCTTGTAGATGTCATCATCGACGTTACCAGACGCTCCCGTCAGATAGGGTCCATCGGGCAAAAGGACAGGGCTGAAAGCGGCCATCATCCCCTCATCACTCAGCTTCAGGAACATGAACGGGTTCATGCGATTGATAACCGTTTGGAGAGCTTCTGGACTGTCCCCGAGGGCCTGATCTTTGAGGCTGATAGTCAGATTGATCCCCTCGGGTTTTTGGCTCAGGGTGTAGTGGCGGTAGCGAACGCTCTCAGGCGTGAACAGTATCTCAGCGCCCACCACCTGCTCCTTCGGGGAAAAGGCGAAGGGGAAGAAACAGCAAGCCCTGACATCGTGTGCCTGCTCCTTGTGGAGTGAGAGGGACGCTTTCACAACCAACAGCCTCAATAGTGTGGGCACCAGAGACATGTCCCTATTATCGAGCGACGTGAACTTGTAGATGAGCAAGTCAGTCATGTAGCCGTCGTTAACGCCGCTCACGAAACTGAACGCAGGGGGCAGCCATTTGTCCTCAGGTCCTTTGGACAGGCTCGTAACCCCCTTCACCAGGTGGTCATGAGCATACTGCGTTAGATTCATACCTTACCTACAATACAGGATTTACACATGTTGTAAACAACAATCAACCTTTCACCCCTGAAAGAACCTTCTTAACTGTATCTGTAACAACATCGTACCCAGCAGCCACCACGGCACACTCCTGTCGTGGTCCAGCTGAGGGAGGGCACAAGTATCTTGGAAAAGCTCGGCGAAAAACGAGACAGGGAGAACTTGGGCACACTTGTCGCTCCCACACTGACACCATTTCGGGGTAGTAGCGGGTGCGAATACCTGGATGGTGAGTGCCAAAGACGCTCACACCTGGCAGCCCCATGGAGCCCCGCAAGTGTGTCAGGAAGCTGTCAGGACCTACCGTTATCTTGGCGGCAGCGGTGAGGCCTACGAACTCATCAAAGGAAACGTTCAACCGTACCTGCAATAGCTTGGGATGTTCCTCGGCCACTTTCCTCGCCGCAGCCATGTGCTCATCGTCCACATCGTGCAATCCCAGCCAGTTCATCGGCACCTCGGTGATGAGTTTCGTGAGCATCCTTGCCAATCTGTCTGGCATGGGCCTGCGGACAAAATTAGAGCCGCTCAGCTGGATGAGGCCCAGGTTCTCGGGTGCACCGGCACGCACACTCAGCTGTCCAAAACTCAACGGTGGAGGCACCCTTTTTTTCTCTGGTGGGATGGTGGATGGATCAATGCCCACCATTCGGAACAGGTGGTCCGTGGGGTGTGGCTGCCCCTCATGTTCGTCCACATTTGTGACATAGGCATAGAGGGCCAGATGATCGAACTCCTCCATTTCGGCAAGTGACAGGGGCATCACTTTCACACCTGCCACCCAGGGGAACCATCCCCATAAGTGGTCATTGCCCGGGTCACACAGGACGTGAACACGATAGCCCATGTCATGCAGAAACTTGGCCACAGGCCACGCCATGATCTGGTCCCCATACCCGCCTGCGCCCGTGAAAAACAGCACTGTCTCACCCCGGCCACCTGTGGGGCGCACCGTGAAGGCGGGCAGACGGGGCCAGAATAGGCTGTCAGATACCAGCAGGTCCCTGATCTTCTCCGTGTTGTTGATGGCCTCGAACTGGGAGAAGGAGAAAACGTAGGGCACCCTCGGCATGGCCGTAAACATGTAAGTGCCCGCTGATTTGACGTAGCGGAAACTTACCGATTGAGCGAATGTGATGAGGTGCACCTATGTTGAGAACCTAGGGTAGTTAGGAGAACAACTTCCCCACCGTGATTGTCAAAAAGAAGTCAGAGACGTTCAACAACTACACCGTCGAGCTGTCCTTTGGAGAGCTGAAAGCCATCTATGACCTCGCATGCCGCGGCAGCGGAGCCATGGTGGACGAGATAGCCGCCAATTTGGAGTGGTATTTCAAGCGAATCCCACCGCCAGGGGCCGATGAGCCTGAGGGTGGAGAGGGTGGCGGCGAGGGCGGCCCCACGATTGCTTCCGTGGAACAGGGCGGTGATGGTCTCGATGGCGAGGGGCCGGGTGAGCAGCCGGGACCTGGCGAGGAAGAGGAAGTGATCCCCGATGAGGCCCCTGCAGAACCTTCTGCAGACACGGAAACACGCGGGGGCGATGGCGAGAACCTCCACCAGAGGTATGACCTTGGGGGCAACGAGGAAGCGGCGGATCAAGGGGAAGACGCCCTAGAGCGCGAGGATGAGCTTCCGGTACCCTAATGCCCAACCCCCAGAGTTCGTTCCTACAGACACAGAGTCCGGGCGCTACCAACATTGCGTTCGGTGTAGGCCCGACTGCGCAACGACCCTCGAACCCCATTGATGGGTTCGTCTACTCAGACACGTCGCTCAACATCGTCGTCGTCTGGAACAGTTCCACCTGGTTGACAGTGGGAAGCGTTGTCTTCCCCTTCGCCGCAGGCACTTCGACGGGCTACCCGACCAGCCCATCCTACCCCTACCTGTACTGGAATAGCACGACGCAACAGTTGAGCTGTTGGAACGGCAGCACCTGGGTGATCATCGGCCCCGTTGCCTACACGCCTACGCCAGTTGCAGCCCCTCAGATCACAACGCAGCCCGTGGGAGCGACCGTCAATCCCACCAACAGCTACACCTTCACGGTGGCAGCCACGGGCGCAGGAGTGCTGACCTACCAGTGGCTCTTGAATGGTGTGAACATCGGAGGTGCCACCGCATCGAGCTACAACATTGCCAGCGCGGCATCGGCCAATGCGGGCACCTACACCGTGGTTGTGACGGGATCCGGCGGGTCAACCGCCTCACTGCCCGCTGTACTGGTCGTCACGGGAACTCCCGTCGTCACCTCGAATCCCTCCAACCAGACTATCTCTACTGGAAATTCGGTCACATTCAGCGTGTTGGCTTCCGGCACAGCTCCCCTGAGTTACCAGTGGTACCAAAACAACGTCGCGATCAACAGCGGTACAAGCAATGGTGGAGCCTCACTGACATTGACCAATGTGCCGTATTCCCTCAACGGCTCATCCTACTTCTGCAACGTGTCCAATGGCTCTGGAAACGTCAACTCAGCCTCAGCCACATTGACGGTCACACCCTACGCCTATAAGGCGACTTGGACCTCGTTCACGGGCGTGGCGGTGCTCCAGCCCAGCACTCTCACGGGAGTCAGCAATACGACACTGCAGGGTGATGTCATCTACGGCTTCTACATTAACACTGCCACCTGCTCTGTGGCACCCTCAGTTACGTTCTCCGCAAGCAGCTCCTCGGGCTCGATGCCGATTGGATCCACTTTCACTGTTTTCAGCTCTACTGGCGCAGCCGTAGCCAGTCTGACTACTGGCACAAACACGGCGTATCCTCCCTCGATTTCATGGACGGTGCCGGTCTCGAACGCTAACGCCTCCTACACCGTTGTCTGCACGACCACCTCGGCCATAGTCATCACGGGAACCATCACAGCATCTGGTGGAGGTTCCTCACCCACACCGGCCTTCTTCGTCAACAGTGCGATCCGTGCGCTCATCTACGGCACGCAGTACTCGCAAAACCTCGGGGCCGGGTACTCCTCGGCTCTCTTCTGCTCCAGCTTCACGCAGGCAAACCCTGTGGTGAACATGGTGTTTTATCCCGCTTCCGCTAGGAACTCTCCGTACTCGGGACCCTATGCTTGGTCCTTCAACGGGGCTACAAGCACGGCAGGCGCTCCGAACCCGTCCAACGGAATCTCGGTTGGCAGCAGCTTGGCTCTCGATGGCTATGCGCCCGCCTCACAGACGACAGGCGCAGACGCAGTCCTCGAACTCGACTCGAACTGACGTTACTCCAGGATCTCCTGAAGTTCCCGTTCCAATCGCACCTCAATTTCACGGCTGCGACCTACCTCAACCCTATACCAGTCAAGATCCTTGGCAACGGCAGGACGGTCCATTTTGTTGATAAAATCGGCGGCTTCCTGTGGGGACAGTGTTGATGCGTCATCCAGCCTCGTGCTGATGATCGTGGTACTGCCCATTTTCACAACATACTCACGACCAGAGGGACCGGAGACTACGATGATGGTGTTCTTGTAGTTCATGGGCGTACCGTATACATACAGGGAGTGATGTAAACACAAAAGTTAGAATGCTGTTTACAAACGTGCATCATTGTGGTAACTACTCCGCCTACGAAAGAAACCCATGCCCTAACACATGAAGAAAACCACCAAGACAAAAACCATAGGAAAGAAACCGAGGCGGTACGTCCGCAAGTTGACTTACTATGTGGCCGAAACGCTTCCTCCACAGCCGAGGATGATCGTGGACATCATCAGGGCACACGGAACCATTGAACGGTCAGCTCTGCTCAAGGAGTTGCAGATCAAGCTGGAAACCTGCCAACCCATTCCGTGGCTGTTCAGCTACCACAAGCGGGCATTGATACGTGCGAGATACTTCAGGGAGGAAAAAGTGCCGGTAATGCCTACGGTGAAGTCGGTTGCGCCCCAGCCCACAGTTCCTATACCTCAGCCAGCAATACCACAGCCTGAGACTCCTGAGGACGCTCCCCGTGAGTGCGTCGTTATCGGAACGGGTGACACGACTCACGACACCGTCAAGATTGTCGGCTAAAGAAAGCTGCCAGGGCCTCTGCCCTCCCTGCTTGAAACAGGGGGAACGGGCCTGGGTGACGTTGCGGGCTTCGGCCCGTTCTTCGGATCATCGTGCCTCAACTGATCAGGCTCGAACTCGTCCTTGGGAGGGCGAGGACCTTTGAAGCTCACCTGGACACGCCCCTTGGAGTCTCTCGGGTCTTTCTTGGCAATCTTGCCCTGAAAAGCTTCACCATCTGATACTACCGTCACATCGTCCCCAATCTGGTCATCCTGCTGCTCACCTGGTCGTGGAGCTGCACTGGGGTTGTTCCAGTCTTCGAGAAGACCGGCAACAAACTGACGCGGGGTGATCATGCCCTAACTAGGCCCCGTCGAGAAGGCGTGTGGCAAGTCGAAGCCGCGAACATGTCGAGTTGGGCGGTCATGCGCGGCCCTCCGCCTTGGCGATTGCGGCGCGGGCCGCTTCGATTGCGGAATCGCTTTCAGGCTCCAGCGTGTCAAGGCATAGGTCTGGGCAGTCCATCAAGCGCCTAAGAGCGTCCAGCAGCTCCGGCGCGGCTGCGATCAGGCGGGCGTTGGCCAAGTCCTCGGGCGAGATGCTCTCGTCGCGAGCGAGCACGCCACGCCCGTCAGGGCCTGGGTCGGCATGGGTAGCGGGAAGATCGTCACCGGCGTCTTCCGGCTCGTCCTTGACCTCTTTCTTGGCCATCTTGGCTAGCGTCTTCTTGCCCTTGGAGCCAGCGATGTGCTTGACGGCCCTCTGGACCTCAGCCGAAGTGCCCGTCACCTTCAGCTCGATGGTGGCATGCGACACCTCAGACAAATTGGACTCACCGATGAGTGAAACGACGCTTGGGGAAATCTTGGTCATGGTGTAACTACTGTTTGCCTCTCAGAAGTCTGTCGAGGGGATTGGGCTTGGATCTCGGATTTCTTGCGCCACCACCTGGGGCACCCGCTGGTTCCTCCCCTTCGGGCGGTACGGCCTTGCCCTCTTGATCAGGTGTCTCTCCGGGTTCCTTCTCGGGGCCAAAGTCCTGGCTCGGCTCGGGGCCGCCCTCCTCAGGGTTCTCCTCCGGTCCACCCACAATGGGCTTATTGGGGCCACCGCCGCCTCCACCACCACCGCCGCCACCGCCGCCTCCACCCATGCCACCTGTCTCATCAGGCATCGGGGGCAGTTCCTCCTGGCCCGCCACCAGCTTGCGCAGGCTGTCACGGAGAGCCGCAAAATAATTGCTCTGATTCCACGTATCGACGGCCAGGATGCGCATTCCAGACTCAAGCGCCTTGATTGTCTCGATGTTGATGCTGCCAGAGATCTGGTTCTGCCTCCAGATGTCGAGCGCTTCCTGAGCCTTGGATTTGCTCTCGAAGTCCCGGCTGGTCTCGAAGCGGTTAACCATGTCCACAAGCTGACGCTCGATGCGTCCCCACCACTCCACCACCTCGGTGCCTCTATAGGCCTCCAGGATGGGCGGAAAAGGGGGCGTGTGGGCCTCGTGCCATGCAATGGTCTCCCAGAATGCGTCACTCATTGGTTTTTGGCGAGTACGCCATGCGTGTCTTGACACAGACCGTTCCTGATGAGGTCAGCGGCGGTCCTGCCGTACATTCCCTGAAGCTGCCAGACCACGCCACTGTCGATCAGATGTTGAAATCCTTCAGCGACCTCTTGCTCGTCCAACTCACCATTCTCGAAGGCCATGATGAATCCCACCGTGTCAAAGGGTTCCTCCTGGTGCGGCCCCCGCGCACGCTCGAACAGGGCATCTATCCGTTCACGAGCAGGGCTCACTTCTTTCCCTTCTTGAGAGCCTTCAGGGCTCGGGCATCTCCCTGCATGGGGGGCTCAGTAGTCGTCTGGTCCTGCTTGGCAAAACCGTTGAACTTCATGGCCGTGGCTGCCTGTTCCTCCGAGGATGGGGCCTCATCATCGCTGGAATAGGGAACCTCGTCCACCTCAAGAAACTTCCAGGTGTAGTTGGGCGACTCATCGCCCGGGCGAGTGTCTCCACCGCACACGGGAACCCATCCGTGACCGGCTAGCTGAGTGATAACATCGGGTAATCCGAGCCTTTCCGTGTCTGTGTGGAAGCTCACATCACTGTTCCATGTGGCTAGCACACCGTCAGGTGTTGCTGTAAGCTCCACGTCCTCGATGTGGAGGTCCTTCAGGGCGTCTGCCAAGGGCTTCTTCTTCACCTCCAACTTTTCCACCCTTTCGGCAGCCTCAAGTAGCCGCATGACCTCGTCATCCGGTTCTGGAAGGTCTTCAAACAGCAACTTGAACAGGTCGTTCATATTTCTAACTACGAGGTGCGCACAGTTCTTCAAAGAACTCAGCCTGTAAACATCTTTATGCCTGCCCTCGATTATTTCCCACTGCCTGTCCCTCGGGAGCCACAAGTGGAGGCTCTGGCCTTCACGGAGGATGCACTTGCGAAGGGATACCAGGACATCATCATCGAAGCGCCTACAGGATTCGGCAAAACAGCAGTGGGCGCCACGCTGTGCCGGTGGCTGAGTGGACCCACAAACGATCCGCTACTGCAACCCGGGGGCTACATGCTCGTGGTCCAGAAGGCCCTGCAGGATCAGATTGCCACAGACCTGGGTCGCTTCGGGGTGGGAGGTTTCAGCGCTCAGCTCATCAAGAGCGCCATCGAATACCCGTGCCCAAGGTTCAAATTCTGTGGCCTCGCTGTGAAACCGTGCCCGATGAAAAAAGCGGGTGAGTGCGCCTACAAAATACAGAAGGACCTGTTCCTGAACAGCATTTTGGGTGTCACCAACTACGCCTATTTCCTAACCGATGCGGCGTACGTGAAGAGCATGTATCCAAGGGCTGTGCTGGTGCTGGATGAATGTTTTCCATCCACTGTAGTTATAGACACAACCCCTATAAATCTATTACACGTTGGAGACGCCCTGCATAGTTTCAATCACATCACTAAAAATGTTGAGTTAAGTACTATTACTAAGGTATTTAGGTCACAGCCTAAGGCCCTGTGTAGGTTGGTGTTTTCTGACAAAAGCTGCATAATTTGCACACCCAACCACCCATTTTTCTCAGATGATACTTACATCCCAGCCAAAAACACAGAAGGTAGGTATGTGCACCGCAGAACCCATCGTTTACCGCTGCGTGGTTTGTCGGAGATACGCTTACCGTGCGGTTCACAAGCCGGGCTATCAAAACAGACACGCCATAAGGTTGGGTTATTTCTGCTGCTCGGAAGAATGCTACAAAATTCACAGGAGATTGAACCGAGAGCAGGCACTAACAAACTGCAAGCACTGTTCAAGGCCAGTTATTTGCGAGTACGGAAATCCACCCTGGTCGTCGCTCGGACGCTTCAAGTCTCACGGTTACGCTTATTGTTCAGAGAAATGCTGCCGAGCCAGGTCGCTTTCAGTGTGGTCGGAAACCATGACGCGCACCCAGTTACGGGATTCCAAGAAAATCTCAAAACGCATGCGGCAGAACAACCCGGTACATCGACCCGGCGTCATAGAGAAGATAAAAATTTCAATGAAAGGAAAGAAATTGGCCCTGCGTCGGGGCAATGGGTGGGGTCCAACGAAATGGCAAACGGAACTGTACGAGAAGTTAAAGACCCTTGGACTGAATCCGAAGATGGAACTCGCGGTTGGCATGGGAGGTTTTCAGCCAGAAGAGCAGCCAATGAACGCTCAAACCCCTCCCTCCGAAATAATGCCCCGAGTGAAATGCTATCGTATGGACATTGGACTTGTGGAGTACAAGTTAGCGATAGAGGTGGACGGGAACAGCCACAGAACCCTTCAACAGAAGACGAGGGACTCTTGGAAGACTCGACGTTTGAAAGAATTAGGGTGGATCGTGTTGAGATTTTGGAACAGTCAGGTGACGGAACATTTGGAGGACTGTGCCCAGACGGTTTTGTCTACAATATCGAAGTTGAGGGAAACCACAATTACTTCGCCAACGGCGTCCTAGTTCACAATTGTCACAATTTGGAAAAAACCCTGACTTCCCTTGTCGGCATCGAGTTGAGCTACGAGAAGTTATACAAGAGGGACCGCTCGCTGGCAGATGAGATGATGTCGCTCAACACGAGCATCCATGATTTCATCTTCTGGCTCGGGGCCACGTTCCTGCCTGAGAGCTACGAACGTCTAAAGGTGCTGATCGAGATGGCCGAGGATGTCGGCTCATCGGATGCTGACGCCCGGGAGATATTCGAGGCCAAACAGGAGTACGAGCGGGTGTCCATCGCCTACAAGCGGCTTCAAGCGGATCCTGGCGGCTGGGTGTACTGGCACGACGTGAACGAGCGCACGAAGAATCTCACCATCCTCTGCAAACCCATCGATGTAGGCCCCTTTTTCCACGACTATTTCGACGCCTTTCCCCGACGCATCTACATGAGTGCCTTCATCGGGAGAAAGTCAGTGTTTTGCCATGAGATGGGCCTGCATCCCGACTCTGTGGCGCACTACAAGGCTCCCAGCGATTTCGCCAAGGAAAGACGCCCCATTCACCTTCTCAACGCTGGCAGCCTGGCCAAGCAGAGCAGGGACGTGATGCTACCTCGCATGATGGGCCTCATCACCAAGATTGTCCAGAATCACACGGATCGAGGCGTCATACACACCCACTCGTACGCCTTCGCCGACGAGGTTGTGCACGGTCTCATTCAGGCTGGATTTGCAGGCCGAATCGCCTACCCAGAAAATGTAGACGCTCGGGATGAAGCGATGAAGCGCCACGCCGAGACACCTGGAAGCATCCTCATCAGCCCAAGCCTGTTCGAGGGCTTTGATTTCGCCTACGATCTGTGCCGTTGGCAAATCGTTCTGAAGTGCCAATATCCCAGCCTGGGCGATCAGGTAGTGAAGGCCCGTATGGCTCGGGATCCTGAGTGGTATCACATGGAGGCCGTGAAGTGCTTCGTCCAGACGTGCGGTAGGGGCATGCGAGCCAAAGACGACACCTGCGTCACCTACGCCATCGATTCAGACATCAGCCGCCTCATTCACAGCACGAAGAGAGACCTTCCTAGCTGGTTCTTAGAGGCCATAGACGACCGATGAAAATATCACTCAACCTCTCCAGTGGTGAAAATTGGCAGAAAACCACCCACGCCTGCTCCATCCTAATACGGGCGGGAACCCCCTTCAGTTTCAAGCCGGGCTATCAAACGGCGAGCGGTCAGGATTATTTGGAGGTCAGTTGCACGCGAGAGGAAGGCCGCGTTTTCTTGCACATCTTGAATCGAGAATACGGTCAAAAATGATCCTCGAACTCGAACACTTGGTGGACACGGCCACTTATTGTGTCATCCGCGACGAGGACAACCGTGAGAGCGTCATGGCATCAGGGCGACGAATCAAGGCTCAGGCGCTCACCTGTTCCGATTTCAAGCGATTCAAACCCTTCCAGATGGTATCTCTCGCTGGTTATCTGCGTCTGCGCGTAAACGACGAGGTACACCTGGGAATATGGCGCGATCCCTCTCGTCCTGAACTTCAAGCTGATGGGGGGAAGCCTCCGTTGACTGTAGCGATTGTAAACGCTGTTCCGAAAACCCGAACTGTGGCCGATACTCTCTATGGCTGTAGGGATTTGATCAACCGATGGGCGATGCAATCATAGCGGGGGCTGTTCTCCTAGTAGGAGCTGCCAATTTCGTGGTGCTTCTGTTGATTTTTCGGCAGTTGAGGGGCGCCCCACAGCCCAGTGAGTTAACTGTTCTATCAACAGAGGTTACAGATACAGGAACCCGTTACACCCTAACCAACGACGGGAAAACCTACTTCTACCTAACATTGTAACGTTCTATAGCACCATGTCAAAGAGAGCCCCAACACCTGCGGAGCTGACCACCACAACGGGTTACTTCAACGGCAATAAGTATCCGCTGACGATCAACTCGAACGCTCTGGCCTTGAACATCACCCTGCAACCGGGTGGTTACATCTGTGAGCGGGGACCGGATGGCAAGATGGACGGTCAAAGGATCAATGACCCCCGTCTCGACGGCTTCCTTCAGCCCGGCGGCCTCACCAAGCAGCTGGGTGACCCCACAGCACTGGTGTTACTCAACACAACGGGAGGCAAAGGCATCGGCGTGTCTGCGGCCCCCTGGAAGCCCCAGCCCATGCCACAGCAGAGGGCCATCAATCCTGTCCAACAGGTGCAACGGGCTCCAACAAACGTGCTGGTTTCCGACCGCAAGCAGCCAGGCGGCATAATGCCTCCGAAGCCCCATGCTCCCTCAGATAAGGGCAGCGCCGGATTCACCGGCGGCCCGATGGCAAAGAAACCCGAACTGCCCGGGTTCACCCCCACAGGCATCAATCCAGCTGTGCGAGCGTTCCCCGGGAGGGAAGGCGTAGCTGAGGCTGAGGCCCGGAATGTCATTCGTCGTGCAAGGCCTCCGATTGAAGGCCCCGATGCAGAGGATGGCCTGAGCGCCAAGAACGCCCCGTATGTTGACGAGATCGTCACACCGGGAGCCCTTCGCCGCCAGCAGGAAGCTGCGCCGAAGCCGCCTGCAGGAGGTCCCAGGGTCACGATCACCACCCCCGTTGGAGCGCCCCCAAAGGAGCCCGCCCCTGTCGTCCTCACGGATGCCACGGTGAAGATCCCCGAAAGCGACGTATACGAGGGGGCCGACCTTCCCGATCCTACGGTGCCGGATGCACCCGCTCCCGCAGCACTCCCAGAAGCGCAGAAGAAGTTTGTCTGTGCGGCAGATGGCAAGTCGTACACTCGATTTGACAATCTGAAGAAGTACGTGCTCAAGACCTATCCTGACCGGGCTGACGAGCTTCTGGCTCCGTACAAGACCCGCTAACCGATCAGGCTAGCCACATGACGCCGACACTGCAGATATTGCAGGGTGACGCGTTGGCGAAGCTTCGCACGCTGCCCGATAACAGTGTGCACATGGCAGTCACCAGTCCTCCCTACTGGGGCCTGAGGGACTACGGCACAGCCAAATGGGAAGGTGGTGACCCTGCTTGCGACCACAAGCAAGGCCGCAACGGAGCTGGCAGGGCTGATGGCGTGGTCGATGATCGGGGCCAAAGAAACCGTGACGGGGTTGCTGCACTCACCCGCCAGACATGTGCCAAGTGCGGGGCTCGACGCATCGATGAACAACTTGGACAGGAGTCATCGCCAGAAGCCTATGTTGCTCGTCTCGTAGATGTCTTTCACGAGGTGAAGCGAGTGCTCAGGGATGATGGCACCTGCTGGCTCAATCTCGGGGACTCCTACGCAGCTATGAGGGACAGCAAGGTGACGCCCGATACACTGCGGGCCGGTGACACGGGCACTGCCACGAAATTCAGCGGCAACAGAAACCC